CATAAGATATAGAATAAGGTTTTCCAAACATTTGACACATTTGTTGAAGCATTATCAACTCATTATTTATCTCTTTTTTATTCCACATTTGAGGCATATGATTTGGGACAAGGAAGCTTACAATATCTCTACTCATTTTTAATAATTATAATAACTTTTATTCATACTCATTTTTATATTTTATGATACTAATGGCACTCGTAGCAAAATCTTCAACTAAATCAAAAAATCCGTTGGTTGTTTTATTTTTCTTAATTTCTTTTAGTATATACACCTTTTATTGTATTTATCATCAAGGTTCATTTGTCAGGGGTCTAGGCTGGAGAACCAGAGCAGAATATCCATTCTCTTATAATATAACGCTTGCTTTTGCTATTATTTTTCCAGTTGGAACAATAGTTAAACATATTTTTTGGCATATAAAAAAGAATAGGACAGAATATTCTTAATAAAAACTTTTATTCGTACTCAAACAGCGTTCTACAGTTCGGGCACTTGTCACTATGTGGCTTGTTTGCGTTCACAATACTTTGGAGGCATTGTGGATGTAACCTGAGCTTACAGCAACGGCATGCTTGCACGATATTGTCATCATTGAACTTATTCCAACAAACTGCGCATTTTTCCTCGCGCTGCGTCTCATGTGTAGGCGCAGCAGTCTCTAAGACCCGCTTCAGCCAATTGGCGGAACCTTCATCATGCTTCACCATTCTTTCTACTTTAAGTATCCACTTATGTTCTGGCGTAATTTCTCTATACGTTGGTGGCATAGTGCGAAGTGATGTAAGGATGCTTCTCTGGTGTTCTCTTTCGCAACTCATTTCCCGCTGCAGCTTCGCATCCTCATCAACAACCAACTTGTCGACGACGATATCTACTAGCTCTTTTTTCCTAAGACCTTTAGTGTTTAAGCCCCGTGACCTGACCTTTTCGCGAAGCTCGGGTAAACTATAGTTCCAATAAACGTTGTGCCACGCGCCGACGCGGTCGAAATTCAAGAAACCACGACACGTATGACGCAGCCTTTCAACATTACTACATTTTTTTAAAGTAATTAGTTTTCGCGATAGCGTGCCGCAATACCACGTCAGCCCGTCCGCTGATAGTTTAACCCTATATTTATGCTCATCGGAACATAAAAGTAATGCTAGATCAACATTTGCTCCATCTTTAATTAAAGCCTTTGCTTTGTTAATATATTCCTCATTGTTTTCTTCATAATCATTCGCAATCTTCGCAATATAATATAATTTCTGACCCTTAGGACCTTTGTTTATATTTTTACAAGCTACACATGTTAAAATGTGTTTGTCGAATTGTATACGACCAGCCATACCCGCGTGTTCCGTTATCAAGTCACACCCGTAACATATGTAGTATCCATCGGGATCGGTTAGATACATTGTTTCTTATTAATTATTAACCATTTGTTCTTAATAAAAAAAGCAAATATACACTTAGTTCCCGTGCGGCGGAGCCCGCGGCTGCGCGTTCAATTTATTATCTAACCATGTTTGTACTTTAAGACTCCTCTCCTTATAGGTTCCCCAATCACGAATCGGATGGCTAATGGTATATACTGGGTTTTTCTTCCTTGTTGACAAAGTCCAGAATGCACCAAATTTATCATAGAGTAGCCTACTTATAATCTCTCCCTTCTTCCCGGACACCATAAGTTCGCGCTCTTTACATATGGCCTTAAGCTGTGGTACCTTCAGGGCTTTGAGCAATTCATAGAAAGCCGCGATTTCATCGTCGGTGATTGGACTACTATTCCTGGGAGCTACCATGGTGTTGTAACCAAAAACGATTGCGTTCTTGTCGTATTTGTGGGAGATGAGTTTAGCCATTTTTTACTTATACATAATCAATATAATATTAAATCATTTTTATAGTAAAAAAAAGATTGTATTATAATACGTTCTTGTATTTATAATACCTTTTAAAATTTGAATAGAAATTTATATGCTCATTTAGATCTGGATTATAAACTGGAGCTAATTTACGGCACATCTAGCTTCGCAAACTCTCCTTCATAGTTTATAAAAACCTGGTCTAAATTTTATATAAATTTCTATTACAAATTCTTAGTTAAAAGTTAATCTTTTTGTTAAGAGTTAATCTTTTTTTGTTAAAAGTTAGTCTTGTTAGTTAAGTAAGTTAGTTAAGTAAGTAAGTTAAGTAAGTTTGTTAGTTAAAAGTTAGTCTTGTTAGTTCAAAGTTCATCTTCTTCAGAATCCAGTACATATTCATCACCATCACTAATCTTAGGAGATACATCTTCTTCAGCACTTACATCATCATCACCATCATCTTCAAAGGCATATTCCTTAATCTTAGGACGAGGGGTAAGTTTTAGTTGCGAAAGCTCCCACGTTACTCCAAATTTTCCTCCAGCAAACCAAACACCACTCAACTTTACAATAGCCCTAACATTTTGACCCTTACCAATTACATCACCAAGTGGTTCAGTAATTCTTTCCTTATTTTCAGTATAAGCTTGAACCTTATCAAATCGACCCTCATAACAAGGTACCTTTAGCTTGAACGTCGGCGGATACTTATCTGTTGGTTCTCCATTTTCAGTAGCAATCTTAACACTCGATGTATACAAAGCCTTCGATACATCCTTTGACTGACTCTTTTTCTTGAACCATTCTAAAGAATTCTTAGTGCTATCTTTTAGAATCTTTTCATCAATTTTCTCAAGTGCTTTTTTTAGATCGTTAACCTTAGTATTATCACCATTTCCAAATGACAAATCAAGCGAATACTTAATTCTACCATCATTATCAAACATACTTAGTCCATAAGGACAAACCATGTTAGTACGAGTATCAATATATAGAGGTTCCGACTCATAATTTACATACATGATTTTAGCCTTGTCTCCATACGGCTTCAATTCAGAGTAGGTAATTTTGGAAAGATCAATGTTTGTTGCTTTTACAATCTTCATTTTGTTGTTCGACTTTGTATACTATTCTTGTAACAAAAGCAAATCATTTTTTTGTAATCTCAAAAATTTTTTATTTTGAGAATTTTTAATTATTTGTAATTCCATCCCAAGAATTAAAGGTTCCTAAATCTTTTAAATCTTGAGCATTAGAACCATTGAAAACTGGTACACCACTACTTCCATCAATACCATTAATATTATTCTTATTTACACATTCTGTGCCATCATCATTTAATTCCCAATATTCCGGACATTTTGAAATAAATGGTGGCCATTCTATTTCTTTATTTCCATCAACAACTGATTTGTAGTAAAAAGAAAATATAAGAAATATAACAAATATTCCGACAATAGCAAAAGTTATTAGTCCTCCCTGCATTATTAATATTAAATACATAATAATTTATCATTCTATTAAATTCCAATTCTACATACTGGACAATTATTATTATTTCTTAACCATTGCTCAATACACTCAGAATGAAAAAAATGACCACATATATTTATTTTTCGGACTATATCATCATTATTATATACTTGTCTACAAATAGCACAAGTATCATTTTCATTGTTCATTATTTGAGATGCTAAACTTAAACTGGTACTATCTAATAAAGAATTTATAGATGATCCTCTTTGAGGCAAATTATCTATAATCTCAAAATGTAATTGTTCTACAGGTATATGAAATGTTGATTGCAAAGTTTCTGCAATATTCATTAACGGATTTCTACTTCCAGAAGAATCAAGATATTGATTTAAATGATTTGCCCAATTATTTATTGGATTGTTTGCAGTATTGTTTGCAGTATTGTTTGCAATATTGTTTGCAATATTGTTTGCAATATTGTTTGGTGGATTGTTTGCAATATTGTTTGGTGGATTGTTTGGTGGATTGTTTGGTGGATTGTTTGATTGATTTCTGTTATTAATTTGAGTTGGAGTAATTAAAGTACTCCTTTGATTTTGTACTGAATTTATATTTGTATTATTAGCAGAATTCGCAGAATTATCTATATTACTACTTTGATTTGACATATTATTTTGACTTACATCTTGACTTGTTACATTTGATTGTTCATTAGATATATTTTGACTATTGGCTTGACTGCTAAAACGACGAACGTTTCTTCTTCTTCTTTCTGTATTGTTGTAATTATATGGCATTGTGTAGACATATACATTTGAATTTTGAATTTCTATATTGATATTCGGAAATTGATCCATTATAATTATTGTATATTGAAAAAAAAATGATTTGATTTTAGACTTAGACAAGAATTATTAAGATTGTAACATAACTCGAAAAAGCATATTGTATATACCAGTATATATAAATACGCAAATCAGAAAAGAAACAGTCACAACAGTCACAACAGTCACAACAGTCACAACAGTCACAACAGTCACAACCTTAGTCATTAAAATGATGAAGACTATATTAACTACATCTAACAGTCTACACGATTATTTGAATAAGTGGAACAATTATATTCATATAAACAATACAGTCCCATGGTGCGATGATGATGAAGAGTCACCCAAACTTGAAATGTCAAAGCCAGTAAATTGTGTTCCTACACAAACTAGGACTAGTAAAATTTTAAAAAGTGGTTTCACAATAATTCAAAAGAAGGTGAAAGTCAGAAAAAATACCAAAACTCCGAAAATTACTGGAAAAATAACTAAGTTCATATTTAGTAAAGGTTACGGATTTATCAAATCGAATAAATATAATGTTCCTATATTTCTACACCAATCAGACATTACTCCAAATAGTGTAGAAAATTTGCCAAAAAGTACTAACGCATATTTTGAATTACAAAAAGATAAAAATGGAAGATTAGTTGCCAAAAATTGTAAAATTTATTGAATATAAATTAAGTACTATCTAAAAAACAAAACAAAACAAAAAGAAAAGGAATCCCTTTTTTTTATAGAAGTGTTTTAGGCAACCTACATTTTTTAATTAAAGTATACTTTTGAGTCATTTCAAGAGATTTTATTCTGTGTGTTTCAACATTTTTGATACATTTCTTTTTTTGTGTTTTCAATTTTTTCTCTAAATTTGAGTTTTGTGTAACTATTTTTTTCAATGTTTTTTTCCTGTTTTTAATATTTTCCTTAATATTTTTTTTTCGTAAAGTATATTTCTTCTTAATATTGGCCTTTGTTCCACGAATTGCTTGAGATAATTCGGTTTTCATATTTTCGTCTTCTTCCCAAATTGTTCTCCTCATCTGATCAATTTGATCTTCTATTTTTTCAGCTTTTGCAATATTGTGTCTATTTAAAATCTGTTGATTCACAGATTTCTTATTACATTTATTAATACCCTCAAAATAATTTATGGTTCCTTGAAGTGATTCATCTGATATATTTGTAACTATATTATGAAATTTAGGTTGTGTAAATTGGCGAGGATCCCAACTTCTATTTAAATATGATATTTTACCTTTCATCATTGACTGGAATTTTCTTATAGCCTTTTCCTTGAAATTTAATTTAGAATCCAATGGAAATTCTTCTAAAAATTTATTTATATTGACTGGAATTTGTTTTTCATTTATTAAATTAAGAAGACGAATAAAATCCATTGGATCACCCATTATTGGCGTGGCTGTCATTAAAAGGGGTCTACATGAATCTTTACCTGATTTCTTATAAGAGTTAGCTATTGCTTTTTGTATCGCAAGAAAATTTGGCTTCTCCGGTCCAACTAAATCTTTTGCTAATAATTTATGAGCCTCATCTATGATAATTAATGTTTTCTTGAAAGGGTCTTTCTTCCCATTTCTTTCAACCAGTTTACTATATAATGAACCTTTTGCAGTTCCCACTTTTCCTCCAAATATAGCATTAGCCGCATTACTAAATTGAGAAAATGATACTGGATTAAAGAAATTCTTTGCTACATGTTTTCTTCCGATTTTTCCTTCTGGTATTTTTATTCCTTTTTCTAACTTTTCTCTTATCATACTATCGCAAACTTTTTCAAACATATTTTTCCATATATCAGCACGTAGTGTAGTTCTTGTTACCCAAAGAATTGTATAATCTTCTTTTTCCCAAGTAAGTGATTTTGTAGCAACTGCGGTACATGTTTTACCAGTACCAACTGAATGCCAAACTAATAAACCTTTTATATTGTTTTTTGGTACAAAATAATGAGAAATAAAATTTTGGGAAGGGGTAAATTCAACAATGCGATTACTTGATTGATTCGGAATATTACATAAATTTTCTATAGTCATTTTATCGTATTTAAAGCGGGCAAATTCTCTATTAATTCTTTTGCGAAATTTATCAAAATCCTCCTCAATATTTGGTTTATTGAAAAAAGATACTAATCTATTTGCTTCTTTTGGACTTGGACTTGGACTTGGACTTGGACTTGGACTTGGACTTGGACTTGGACTTGGACTTGGACTTGGCGAATCCTTTTTTACTAATACGTTTAAGTTATTATCTTTTGGGCTTGGAGTTGATGAATCCTTCTTAACTAATGCATTGTTTGCAACAGTGTTGAATCTATTCAATAATGTCGTTTTATTTGACCTCACAGTTGCCTTTAAAAGATTGCAAAATTTTAATTCTTTTCCCATTTTTTCACACATAAAATAACGTTTTCCAGATGGAGATAAGTATTTATAACCACTTGGAAGAATTCCACCATATATTTTATAAGCTTTTTCCATTTCTTTTATAGTGAAAGGCACACTATTATTGCTACGTTTTCCACATTCTTTTTTTGAAAATGGATTGTTATTCAAATCACAAGTAAAATTCCTTCGCCTATTTTCTAATTTAGTGCCAAATAAAAGCATTTTACAATAATTTTTGTTATTTTTTGCCAAATCACAAAAAAATTTGCGTTTTCTTGATGTAGATATTTTTGGGGGCAAATCAGGTAAATCTTCTGTTTTAGTTAATTTATCATATACATCAGATAAATATTGTAATGTATAAGGAAACTCTTTATTTTTTCTTTGTCCTATCTTTCTAATATTACACGAAAATTTATCACATCCATTTCTGGTTGCACCACCAGTTATTAAATTCATTTTCGGAGAACCTTTGATTTGTAATAATGGAGTTTTGTAGGAAAAACCCATTAATCTTTTTAGATTTGACTGCTCTTCTTTTTGTTTCTTTTTGTGAGAATGAATATGTTCATTCAAATCACGATCTACTGCCGAATCAATAGCTATTTTTTCTAATTGTTCTCTTAAAGCAACTTCACTCAAATTAACTCCTGAATATTTTGCATGTATTTCCTCAATAGTATGTTGAGAAGTATTTGAAGTATATGTAAATACATCTAATTTCCAACCCTCATTTGGAACAAATTTTAATCCTTTTTGACCACAAAATCGTGTTGCTCTACCAACAGCTTGAGTCATATCAGCCTTTGTAAGTTGTGGCTCAAAAATATGTACATATTTTACATCAAATAGATCAATCCCTTCCTTAAATCCACTATCCAATATCATAAAACGAATATTTTCACCATTAATATTGTTTGGTCTTTTATTAAAAGTCGCCAACATTTCCTTCCTTTTCTTTACCTTTAAAGTATCCCCAAATAATGTCGAAGAACATAATATGCCAAAATTTTCCCCTTTATTTCCTTTTGGAATACTAAAATCAAGCTTTTTATTTTTATTCAATCTTAAACAACATTTTTTTCCAATTGTTACAAGTCCCGCAGCTATTACTTTCGGACCGTGTCCTGATGACTTTATATCAGAATATATAAAATGTTTAAATTGTTTACCCTTTTTTCTATCTTTTTCGTCTAATATTTGTATATTTTCTAATAATTTTTTTAGTTTTGGAGATACTATTTCAATATCTTTTGCCGTTTCTTTTACATCAAATTTTTTTGAGTCAAATTTATGATATGGTTTAGAAACTGACCAATTTGCAACATTCCTTACACAATCGGCAGTTTTCTTATTCGCTTTCAAATCAAAATTATCACTTTTTGTTTCCTTTTCTTTTGTTTTATCTTTCTTATTAGTCTTCTTAAATTTATTACATATAAGACGATTCTCATTTTGTGCAACCGTTTCACAAGCCCTATAATTATCCATTATTTGTCCAACAGCATTTACTAATTCTTTGCGTTCTGTAGGTTTTGCTTTATCAGGATGATATTTTAGAAGGAATTTTCGAACAGTTTTTTTTATATTTCCGGGTTCTTTTGGATTAAATCCATGAATTTCCGATAAAACATTACACAACTCTTCTTCAGTTTTATCTGAACAAATTGTATCATCTGTTCCCCCTACTTTATTATCTTGATATACCATATTATTATAATTCATTATTTTTTTCTATTAGACATCATTCTAAAACGTCTTTTTTGTGTTTTTTCATCTTTTTTTTGCTTTTTTTTATTCATTTTTCCCTTTTGTTTATCATGATAAGACTGTACAATAGCTTGTATTTCTTCTTCTTCATTATCAAAATACATGTAATTGTCAGCTATTTTCTTAGCACTATTATAATCAACATCGAATTCATTCATTATAGCTCTTATTTCATTATCACCAAAGCCCTGTTCGTTTAATAATTTTCTTGAATTGGATAATTCCGACATCCCTTTGAGAAGAGCTTCCATTTCTTTTTTGCGAAGATTATATCCTTTTTCTATCAATGACTGTTTTCTCTTGAGATCATATTGTGGATTAGATACTATTTCCTCTACAGCTTCTCTATTCATTGGAGTACCTAGACGTTGAAGGTTTTGTAACATCTCATCAACCCGCCCATTGTAAGTCATATTTAAAAGCTTCTGCTTTGGTATATTTTTCCAATTTTTTATTACGCGATTTATATACTCTGCATCATCAAAACCCAAATTCTCTGTTCTCATTACGAATCTTAATTTAGACATTGTCCTAAAGTCATCAAATCTATGTTTTATAATATCTTCTTCTCTTATATTCTCGTGATTTTTTAAATCTTCTATTAACTTTTCAACTTCTTGGACTTCTTGTTTTGCATTTTCTACTAATTTTTCATAGCTTGGCTCATTTCCATTTTCATCTGGATCACTCCAATCAATATTAACAGCTAATACAAACGCTTCATTTTCAGATATTTGAAAACCTTTCTTTGAAGCAAATTCCAATATTTCTGCTGTAATACCAGATTCTTCAGATTCTGGCAGAAGATCAAGTATTGCTTCTGCCTCTGGTGCTAATAATGCATTCAATATAGCTTGATTTGCATAACGTCTATCTGCGTTGTTTGCAGCTTGATTTGCATAATATCTATCTGCATCATTGGCTGCATTAGATGCTTGTCTATCTTCTTCTATCTTAACTTCATATTCTATATTTTTAGCATCTTCATAAGAAATATCATATTTATGTAATATTTTTGCCATTTCGTATGAAACGCCATATTTATTCATTTTTGATTCAATTTCTCCATTAAGTAGTTCATTAAAAAATTCAGTATTACGTGAATGTATACCTAATTCTTTGGCATACGGTTCTCCTTCTTCACTAATAATAGAATCATATGGTTTTTTAATCTTATAAAACTTTGCCATATTTATAGTATATAAATAATATAATTATCATTTTAAAGATGCCTATTCTCCCAGATGAGATTATTTTTCATATAAAAAGCTTCTTAATAAAGTGTCAAAATTGTAATAGTTATTTTGATGAAAAATCTTCTAATATTTGTGTTTCATGTAAAAGGGCTTGGTGTATTCATTGTTGTAAAATTTGCCCCAAGTATATAGGTTTTTATTATCATCAGTTATTTATAATGACATGTCATAAGTGTTTAATTGAATATAAATTACCTACAACAAACACATATGGTTTATCAGGGGATTATTAGTTAACTAAATATAGACAATAACATTATACGGATGAAGATATTGAAAAGAATCAAATCTGCTCCAGAACTTTTCAGAAATAAGGAATTTCAAGATTCTATTAAAACTATCAAAAAATCAGTATCACATCAAATACTTACAGAATTTACTCAATTATCCGTTGAAGATGCCAAACATACCAATAAAATTATAAATCATTTAGGTAATAATATTAATGAAATTGCACAATCGGGGATTGATGTAAAAGAAGACTCTGAACACAATAGCAAAATTTCATTTACAACACTAATTTATAGTATTTTTATTCGATTACTTGTTGGTAGTTCTGTCCATTATTTACATCATAAATTAGAAATATTTTTTAAAAATAGTCAAATACATGAACAATTCCATATTCACTAATCAAATGTACGCAATCTGTGACTATATAACTCTGGACAACAACTGGCATATAAAAAAGAACATATATTACAACTTTTTTCATAAGGATGTGGGTCATGCACATCATAATCTATTTTCTTTTCTTTATGAGAAATGTGTGAGCCAAATTCTGAATCATTATCATCAGCAAAAACTACTATATAATCGTTAGATATTAATTTATCTCTGTAATATCTACGCTTATATAAAGGAAAACTACTAACAAAATTTTCATTTTTCGGGTTTATACTAAGACTTAGAATTTTTTCACATACTTTTATTTGATTTTCATTATATTTATAACTATGAACTTCATAAAATTTACCAACTTGTAGGAATACTATAGTCTTTTCACCATATTTTTCAATATACTTATCTTTTAAATCATAATATTCCTCGATTATAGATATCATCCTATAATATTACTCATTTTTTTTGTCTAATATATTTTCGGTATTAAATATTTCTTGACAATCTTGTATAGTTCCAATTATTTTGTTTCTAACTTCTTTTTGTTTTCTTTTATCTTCATTAATATCTTGCCAATATTCTGTCCACAATGAATGTCTCACACTACTTGTATTTTCCAGAAATTTTTCTTCATAATCATCCAATCTACCTCTAATATTATTGATTAAAAAATCTATTGTAGTATTTTTATCTTGGGTTATCCACATTTCACCATCAAATATCTTTATTTCGGGTCTTGATTTATTCTGAATCTTAATATTATGATTTTCCGGATGTTTTATGTCAAAATGTAATCTTTGAACTATATTTGGTATACATGTATTTACACCGGACATTATTTGTAATATTTCATTCTCAGATATATAAGACCAGTCTTCTCGCCCAAATTCATGCGGACATAAACTAATATTTATTGTATTTGTTACATTGTTATTTGTTACATTGTTATTTGTTATATTATTGTTTGTTACTATTCCATTTTCATTCATTTTTTGCTCCAAATTAGCTATCCTTTCTTGTAAAACATAAATCATCGCTTTTTGCTCTTGAAGTTCTAGTTTTAGAATAATTTCATTATCATTTGAACTTGCCGCAAAATTATTTCCACACATTTTATCATAAACATTAGACTTATGTTTTGTAGAAGATATATGCCTTCTCAAATGAGCAGGACGTTCACATTCAAATTTACAAACTTCACACCTATATTTTAATCCAGACATTCTATTATATATTTATATTTTTTCAAAGCTTATTACTATTTTATCTAATTTATACACATATTTTATAGAGATTTTTCATATACATTATTAAACACATAGAATAATTATACTATTTATCATAAAATTGGTTATAAAACTTTTTTTCAAATCTGGTATGTTTTGATCCTTCATAAAAATTGTCTCTAACATTTTTACGCAATTTATTATTCACCGACAATATTAAAACTGTTAATAATACAACTACCAAAATATATCCAAATACTATTTTTGAACACTTATTCATTAATATTATAATATGCTAAATAATTCTGATTCAATTTTACCATTTTTGTTTCCATTTAGAAACAGTAATGTAAACTAGTATGCATGCGTATTAAAAATTTTTATTTTTTTTATTAAAAAAAAACGATTTTTGAGTTTCTCTTAAAATAGCACTTTTACCAGAAAGGTTTTTTTTTGATTTTTTTACTATTATTTTGTAAAATTTACCATTTTTTTAGTTTCTCTAATTTTTGATTTTTTAGAGATACTTCTTTTTTCTTCTTTTTTTTTTTCTAGAAAAAAACTAAAAAAAAAAAAGAATCCCTCCCTCCCAATGTACTGTACTTTTTTTTCAAAAAAAAGTACATTGAAAATCTCCATTGAACAGTACGTAATAATACGCTTAAAATACCATTGGTATTTCTCCTATTATTTAATGGTTAATAATCCGCATATTTATGTACGAAAAAAGTACATGGATACCTTTCATAGTTTGAATAGGTAGTCTTCCATTATTCATTTGGTGGTCATTTCCTTATAAAAGGTAGACAAGATGTTTATAACTTAAAATACCAAAAATCTATGTTTTTTTGTCAAATATAAATATTATTGACTATATAAATTGTATGGTAACTCTTGATAATATTCACCATAACAAGGTTGATGAAATCAAAAATAAAAATTTAGAAGATTACCAAGAAATGTTGAAAAATTTGAAAGAAAAAAGGGAAAATTACCTTCTTGATACATCATGTAATAACTCGGCAATTCTTATGAATTTAAGTGAAACTATATCAGATACTGAGAAAAATATAGAAATGATAAAAACAAATGGTTTTTTGAAAGATTATTATCTTGAAGCAGGAGATATTCTTTTCAAATATTATGAAGGAGTCGAAAATGTAGAGACTACAAAAACAAATGCTTCCCCAACAGATGGGGGAATATTATCTTATCTTGGAACTTCTGAAGATGAGGATAAGGATGAAGAAAAAGAAAAAACAAGAACACCCAGTTTTTTGGACGAAATGGATTTTTTAGGTGGACCCGCATCCAGAGAAGATTTGAGAAATATGTATTTGAAAAGAATAGATGTCAAAGGTGTTAGTAATAATTCAAAAAAAACAATATCTAAATTGAAGGCAAAACCAAATATATGTAGTAATTGTAAAACTGAATTATCTCATATACACGCAGAAGGTGTAGTTGAATGTCAGTCCTGTGGTGAATTATTTAGTATCATTAATGATACAGATAGAGCATCTTATAAAGATCCTCCAAAAGAATCTTGTTATTATTCTTATAGACGATCAAATCATTTTAATGAATGGATTGCTCAATTTCAAGGTAAGGAAACTACTCAAATACCACGAAACGTTCTTGTTCAAGTTGTAAATGAAATAAAAAAGGAACGAATTCAGAATTTAAATGAGTTGTCTACTCAAAAAGTTAGATCTATTCTTAAAAAGTTAAAGTTGAATAAATATTATGAACATATACCACACATTATAAATCAACTAAATGGGCAACCACCACCATATATGTCGAGACAAACCGAAGAAGTATTAAGAATAATGTTTCAAAAAATTCAAGGACCTTTTCTTGAATTTTGTCCTAAAAAACGTAAAAATTTCTTAAGTTATTCATATGTTTTACACAAATTTGTAGAATTATTGGGTATGAATGAACTAAAACCATTATTTCCTTTACTGAAAAGCAGAGAAAAACTTGCAAGTCAAGATATGATATGGAAGAAAATTTGTGAAAGGGTTGGATGGCATTTTTACAAATCTATCTAATTATTCTTTTTTACTAAATTTAATTTCAAAAAAAATGATAAGGAGTTAATTATAATAATTATTCAAAGAGCTTAAAATGAAGTGGTGTATTATTTCAAAAGATGATGTTTCAGTAATGTCTATTAATAGAATGAAGAATAATTCAAAAATTTCAAATAAAGAGGATGTTCTTAAATTTATTCATAAAAAGAATAATAACAAAGGTAAGATTCAATCAATAACATTAAAAGGACCTTACAAGGACAAAAACGTTCACAAATGGATTATTTGTTATTTACAGCCTTTAAACAAGAATCATTTAAATTCTGAGTGGGAGTTAAATTGTCCTGATGGAAAATTCAAAGTTTATAATGGTGCTATATTAATCCATACTTTGGAGAAAGAACATAATAATGAATATCCTGATATATTGAGTACAAAAGATATTGATGAGAATAGTTGTTTAGAATGGAAAGTATCGAAAAATGATACTTTCGATGATGATAATATTGAGGAACAAGAAGCTGATGAAGATTTATCAGATATTGACAATATACCAGATGATAATTATAATAATCCTGAACCAGATTATGATGAAATAATGGATGATGATGTATTTGCATTACCCAAGACAACAGAAATCAATACACCTCATAGTGTTGAACTGAATAATGACTTATTAACAAATACTTCTAACTTAGAATTTGAGAAATATGATTATGCATCACCTATTATCCCAGCAATGTAGGATAATTAACAGGTTACTTGCTCTTTTGATTCTAAATTATTAGTCACAGATTCCTTTTTTTGTTTATCGTGTATCCATTGTGGTAAACACGGGGCGGTAGTATTTAACATATCATAAGTCATTCGGGTTTGTGTACAAAATACATCTGTTTGAATTCTAAATCTTTTATTTTTGAACAATTCTGCTTCAATTGCTGTTTGTAATTCTCCATAGCGAGCAGAATGATTAAAATGGCGTTCTTTTCTTGTTGCAAAACTAAAAAAAGAATCAATTCCACCAAATATAGCTACAATTATAAATGCACCCATATTTACATATTTTATCCAATTTGTATCCGAAAATACTGCTGAAATTGGCGCCATAACTGCGGGAAGTATTATTGCCGGAAGTCCCCATTGTTTTCTCTTCACTTTGTAATAATACCCTGCCTGATCATGTAAATCTTTTTGTATTTCTATATCCTTACACCATTCTAATATTAGTTCTTCACCTTTACGTGTCCAAGGTTCTTCAATTCTATTATTATCTGATGATGACTGGTCTGATATGGATCGATTCATTTTTGAATTTTTATAATATTTATATATATTATAATGGAAGGTATCAAGCGGGATGATTATGATGACCAAACAAAAGAAATTAGAACTGGTTTTTTTCAAAGACACAAACAACAACTGGATAATGCTAAAAAAGCTGAAAATGTTGATAGAGATTGGATAGAAGATAAAAATAGAGTTATTCAACTGAATCAAAAAATACATCAACGTAGAAAAAATTTTGATACGTATAAAAACTCAATAGAAGTTGAAAAAATATTGTATAATCGTGAACGCCATTATACTATACTTCTTGGAATTGCTAATGCTTTAGCAATAGGAGGATGTGCTTATGTTTGGATGAAGTGATTTATTTTGCAGACAAGCAATATCTATACGCAATATGTACCCCCGCACTCAGACTTGGTCTTACAATTTTACATAACTCACCAGGTCTTAATCCAATAAACATTGCCTGAGGATCATTATCAAGTATAATTGGTAGTTTTTCTAAAGATGGAATATGTAATGAATCGAGAAAATCAGACACACCAAAATCTTCAAAGTTATTAATTGGAATACGAATATGTTCTGGTACAACAGAATGTTTTGTTACGTCATATGTCAGACTTCTAATTGGAAAAATTTGAATGAAAATATTATATTTGTTCTGTAGGTTGCGCACAGCCTCTTTTACACTTGGTGTCATACAATCTCTTACAATAAATATTAGTGTTAAATCTTTCTTTCTATCAGTTTCATTTAATTTGTTTACAATATCTTCGATTATTTTTGTCAGTTTTTTATGATTTGTTCTTGATGAAACTATTTCATAATGTACTTGAACTATTTGATTATTATCTTTAACACCACATGTTTTAATAGACATACTATCTAAATTGTCAATTCTTGTATTTGGTGAAAATGTTTTTAATTTCGATACATCAAACCCCCTTTTTTCAAGCATTTTTATTAATATCGGTCGAGATTCATCAACTAGAGTTGTTAAATGACGTTGGCCGGACATTCTTACTTATACAAAATATAATTACTCATTATATCATTTTTATTATAATTCAACTTTAAAGTAATTTTTTTATTCTCTATGTGTAATGGAACAAGTTTACCAAAAGAACGTAGAAACATACATGAGTCGAGCTTTACCAGACATAGCGTATTATATGCTTGCAGGACTTGTATGCGGTACAATTTTAGAATCAATTATGCCAAAATTTGACGAAGAAAAAGATAATGTAGCATTATTCTTAGAAATATTTGCACAAATAGCACTTATTGTTTTTGCATTTATGTTTGTTAATGCCAAATGTGGTGGACGTAATGGATTAATTGTTTTTATTCTTATTCTTGTCGGTATTCAACCAACTTTATTTGAAAAAATTGATGCCTTTAGAAAAGGTGTTGTTGGTGATTCTGAAGAGGATTTAGAAACAACTCCTAAATTTGAGCTTCCAAAAAAGGATTCTGAAGAAGAAGAGGAAACTGAAACACTGGATAATTCAGGTTCAACATCAATTGATAAATTACCAAATGTATAAATGACACACCTGTATTTATAATAACTGATTCTGTATAATTTTCAAAGAATTTATTACATAATATTAATATGCCCAAGAAGACAAAACAATCGAAATCAAGGAAAAATAGAACATTCCGGAAAAAACGCTTGACAATTAAATCCGCTGGAGGTGGTTTTTTTGGCTTCTCAAAAAATAAATCTCCACCACAAACAGCTGAAAATTCAACACCAAAACCAGAAACTCTTAAGGATTTGGAGAAAATGTTCCCAAATGGTATTCCTTTATCAGTAATTAAAGTTGATTTAGATAAAGCTGATGAAATATTAAAAGAAGGAGAAAAAATGTTTAAACAATATGAAGCGCTCCCAGATGATATTATCACACGTAGGGCTGAAATGGAAAAAGAAGTAACATCAAATGTACCATCTCAACCAGAAACTGAAAAACTATTCTAAAATGTTTGTATAATATATGTCTAATTATTGTGAGTATAAAGTTGGTGCTCGTATTACTTGTAAAAAAACAAATGATCCTAATTTAAACTCGGATAAATGCGAAATCAATAAAAAAACAAGAAGATGTATTGTTAAAAAATTAAAGAAAACAAAAAAACTTCCTAAAAAGCAAACTAAGTTATTGTCTGATTTAAATTGTTCTAATGAAGAAGATCCAATTACATTTTCACATTTCAAAGATGATAGCATTTCTCCAAATAATATTTTACAACTACCTTATAAAGATGGGAAATCACTCTGTTTTGAAACCGAAACAATATGGACTATGTTCGCAAATCATGTTAATCACGAATATGCTGTGTTTTTAAAGGTTTCAAATAATGATTTTACTAATATTGCCCCAATAGATATGTCTGTATGGGGTATTCAAAAAAATTTACTAACTATTGACTCTGTAAAAGATTTTATGAAAAAAAGAGCAAAAGAAGGTATTAAAAAGAAGGAGTTTCGAGATCCTAACGCACCATATTTACCAAAAGGCAATTCATCATCTGCAATACTTGAAAATTTTTTAGTAGACAGAATTGACCCGAATAATAGTATTCATGTTGAATTTTTAACTAAAGCTATTCTTGGACAACATCCTTCTTCATCTGGTATTAATATTGAAACTGAATGGCGTAATATGGTTGAAATTATTTATGCTACTTGGATAGAACCACCATCCAATCAAATTGTTTATCTAAAACCACTTACTACAAAAGCAAGATTAGAAATAAATAGTTTACCATCAAATGAAGAACGTAGATTATACTTTATTCATCTACTCATAAATTTGTACAATGGAATATTAAAACGTTCAACACCAGACGAGGCTCGTAGCAAACTAACTATGTTATTATGGGCATTAAATTTAACTATTCAAGAATAATAACCCTTTTAATAGTTAATAAACTTTGGTCTTCATATATACAATATGAATGTTTTTTACACTAAAACGTCTATGTGGGAATTTGATTTTTTTAAAAACGATATTTTTAACAAAGATTTGTATCCATATATGGAACTAAATCTAATATTGTTCGACGATAAGACTAAAATCCATAATAACAATGAACATAATATAATCATTACTAATAAATCTATTAGTTTGAAATTTCTCGAAAATATGATAACTGTCCTTGGAGAATCAGTAATCATTTTTCATTTAAGTGACGAATGGGGTAAAGATATCCAATATTATGATTTATATGCTAAATATAATATTAAACTTTTATTTCATCAATATAATTTCGGAAATATAGATTATAAAATAACTAATTTTCAGATACCATTAGCTTATGTATCTAGCTATTTATCAGATAAATCTTATATTGATAGTAAACATCAAATCAGTTTGGTTAGTAAAAAATATGATTTTTCTTTTGTAGGACAACTTAAAAGTGATAGAAACAGTATGTTAAATAAATTTTCTGAAAATTTTAAAAATAATTTTGTTCATACTGGAAGAACAAACTGGGGACAGCCAGAAAACCAAAAAATAAAACCGAATAAAATGTTTGAAATTTATAAAGATACATTATTTGTACCAATTGGTAGAGGTAATATTGGTCTCGATTGCTCTCGTTTATATGAATGTATTATTGCAGGAGCAATACCTGTTCTTTGTGCTCCAATAGAAGAAATTAATGTTACATTCAATTTTAATAACAAAATGCCCCATTTAATAGTAGCTGATAATTGGGATAAAGTAATTTTATTGACTAAGGAATTATATAATGATAAAGATAGAATAATTAATATTATAGATTCAAATCATAAATGGTTTGAAGAACAAATAATCAGTATATCAAAACATATCAAAAATGTCTTATAATTTTATCTATTTATAATAAATGTCTTTATCAAACTTTTTTGATAAACTTGGATGGATGTTACAAATTGATTCAAGTGGTTCTCTTAATGATGATAAAAGTAGCATAACTATTCAAGCAAAACATTTTTACCATTGGGATGGAAATGTTGGTATTGTTGATGTTTTAACTAATGCTGCCGACTACGAGCCGGCGTATCACATGGGAGCCTGTGACGAGTGGGTGCCGGATGTGGACTTTGACGAGTGGATCGTCGGCGGTCCGAACCAGATAGAGGACCACCGCACAATCAGCTGGAACCCAGGAGAACCAAGAGCCTTCGTGTCTCGGATGGCTTTAATACCAAAAGACGAGTGCGACCACGTAATCGCTTTATGTGAAAAGCGCTCACAGGAAATGGGGAGCTGGGGTACATCCAGTGGTGCGCATTGCGACATGGACGTCAAGGAATTGCCCGAGGTGCTCGAGTGGTTCAATTCGCGCCTGAAATCGACGATTTTCCCATTGCTCGCATCGCTCTTCCCGGATAAGATTAAGTCTGCAACACATATGCGGGCGAACGATGCGTTCATCGTGAAATACGACATGGAGGGGCAGCGGGCGCTACCACTGCACGTAGACGAGGGTGCGTTCACGTTCACCATCGCGCTGAACGACATGTGTGACTACGAGGGCGGTGGTACGCGCTTCGAGATGGCGCGGCGCCCAGGCTCGGACGAGCCGTGGCACGAGGAGGTACTCAATGCCGATGCGGGCGGTGTTGTGGCGTTCGCGGGCAAGGTGCGCCACGGCGGCATGCAGATCCAGTCGGGGACGCGTTACATAATCTCGGCGTTCTCCTGCTGGGTCGACGAGAACATGCTGAGAAAAGAGTCCGTGCAATCGTTACAAAACGGGATGGCCGACTTCGACCCGGATTCCTGGTGGGAGACGGAATTGGCGCTCGAGCGCAAGTGGAATTTGCTTCGCGGGGGCATTGCGTGGATGACGCATACTTTTACGACAGAGAATTTGAACGACCCCGCTTTTTTTGGAAATCAAATTACATTAAAAGCCGGAAATACTGAAAAAACTTATATTTTAGATAATAGTGGGAGTTATTTTACTTGCAATCAACTTATTTCAAATATTTCTGATTTTGAAAAATTAATACGTCCTGCACATGATTTAATAAATGCAAACATAGAATTGAGGAATATACATTTTTATCAATTAAAACTTATAAATCCAGATGAAGATGTTATTAATCATAAATATACTCCTTTATGGACTTCTGGTTAATTAAGAAGAATTTTTTTTAAAGTCAATTCGGGTTTCATTGCTTTTAGTATTTCATCTTTACTAAAACTATCTAAATAGTCTCTAATGCACCTTTTTGACTTGTATCTTCATTCTTAAATTCTTCATAACCTTTATTTTTTACACTAAAAAACCTGACAATATCTTCACCATCACTAGATTCATCACTATCCCATATAAAATTCCTCAACTTCCATAATGGTTCTACTTCGTATTCATCTTCACTATCATAATAATCCCCTTGTTGTATTTCTTCAGTTGTTGCTTCATCTATAATTTCGTTTAGATAATCACTATTTGTAGTTGTTTCTTTTAAAAGTTCATCAATAATTGGCGAAATAATTGATTTAATTTTCTCATCCTCCTTTTCTTTGAACTGGTCTATTTTTAGAAAATTATCCATATCTTCAGCAGATATTTCTACTGCTTTTACCCATTCTTGTCCTTCTCCAAATTGTAGTTTAATCTTTTCAACTACTCTCTTTTTTTCTTCTTCTAATAATTTTTCTAAATCTATAGACAACCTTTTATGTATATCTAATATTCTCCACTTTTGTAATTTTGATGGTGCCCACTTATTTTTATCACTTGGTAATTCAAGTATTCCTTTGAGAATGCTTGTAATATAATTTGTCTCTTTTACCATTCTGTCTAATTCATTTTCTGACAAATTAGTATTTTGCATTTGCATACCTTTTTGCATCTCTAACCTTCTTTCATTAATCAAAATTTCATTTTCTGGTAATAATATACTAAACCTATCTACTAATTCTATTAGTAGTTTATATTCTGTGTTACTGAAAGGGGCATCTTCAGTTTTCGACCCATAAATCTCATACTTTGGTGCTGGAGTTGCTATAATCGTGTCACCGAGAAAGCTTGACTTAAGACTCCAGCCGTTTCTTAGTAAATAATTTCGTAAAGAATTATAAATTTTCTTAATATTATCATAGGTTTGCCATAATTCAATATCATTTGGCCACAAAGCATTTCTAATATTTGTAATATCTTCAGCAGCGTTATTGATTTGTCGTTTACTATATTTTTCAGGACTGTCTATTATATCATATACCCTATACAATGTTTCTAAAGTTTGTTCTCCGAAATCATTATATATGGGTTTATTATTAGTAACATAATTAAAATCTTCAAGTAGATTTACTAATTGTTGTAGTGTTTCTTCATCTTTTGCCCATGTTACTGCATAACTTTTAAGTTGTTTGTTTTCTGAATCAATTTGAGTTGTTATGTCTAATTCAAAATCTTGTCCATCAGGTTTTCTAAGAGTAGCGTTTAAAATGTTTCTATAATTCTTACCAGCGTTCTCATTTCTTAATGAAGGTGGTAATTTATTTCCCAAAAGTGTTACAGCTTCTTTTATTAATATTGCTTGTTTTGCTCGCAATTCTTTCTGTTTTAGCCTCTCCTTCTTCGTTTGAGATTTAATTTTTTCTGTTTGAGAATCAATTTTGTCTGTTTGAGAATTAATTTTTTCTATTTTAGGATTTGATTCCATTTCCGGATTCTTCTTATTATAGTCTCTCATTCTTAGTGTATAGAGATCTTCGCCATTGTGTGTTGTTACAACAACTAATTGGCCTCTTAATTCATCTTTATTCTCAATAAGAGTATTTAAGTTTGAATCAGTTTCTTGTTTTAGCTTTAAATGCTCTCTAAATTTTGACTTCCATTCTAATTCAATAGCATTTATTTCGTCGAAATCACTAATGTTTTTTAATCTTTCATCTAAATCTAAAACAGATTCTTCAATATCTTTTGGTAAAGATGTGGGAAAGTTGAGTGTATCTTTGAATGGTTGCATTAGCTTTTCAATATTCAGTGTATTTAGAGTTTTTTCTGATATAGACGCCACGAACTCTTTAAAATGATTTCCTGATTTTAAAAACTGTTCAAATTCTGATAAGTTGTTTCGCAAGGCGGCGGCGATCTCCGCGGCCTGCGGCTTCGTGAGCTTCGTGCGCCGCGCCTCGGCCAGGGCAACACTCGCCCGCGCCTTGGCGTCGAGCGAAAGGCCTAGCTTAAATTGCTTGATGAATTCTAACATAACTCTATCCTCAAATACTTTTATGTTGTTTTTAGGCACAAATGGCTCAATATCAGATATGTTTTGTTTGATTTCTGTAATTCTTGCTATATTAATTGGACTATAGAGGATTTGTATATGTTCTATTTGAGTTTTTGAATCAATATCTTTAACAGCTTCTTTAAGATAGTTAAGAGCATTTAAAAGTTCTTGACTTTCTGCTTCACTAAACTTACCCTTTTTTAAGATATTTTTGAGTTGATTGTCTGAAAATTCATCATCGTTGTTGAATTGAAGGGTAAAAGAAATAATTTCTGAACTGGTCGAAATATTCACAATTCTAACTAATAAAGAATGTTCAAATTCTTTAGACATAGTGGTTGGCTTAGGGGTTTTGGTTTTACGCTGCTTACTTTTTTTACCCGCACCTTTTAGATAATAAGATAAAGCATAGGGACCCCCACCAGTTGATTCATTCTTAGATTCTTCCCAACCTTTAGATTCATCTTCTTCATCTTCATCTTCACTACTACTGGGTGGGGATGGAAATTCATCACGATGTATCCTGCTATCAAATTTTGTATTTTCCCATGAATTGGCATATGTCTTTGCCCTTTCCCGTTGTTCTCTGAACTCCTTCATATGACTTTTATTCCAAAAATCACGTTCGTGTTCAGTGAATGTTAACTTATCAATACTATCTTCTATGCTTTCAGATTCTTTTGCTTTTAGAATATCATTTATTCTGGTCAGTTCTTCATTTACTGCATTGCTTTTTTCTAAACCTTCTCGATATTGATCTTTTACATTAGCCAACATTGTATTTAACTCATCTTCATCAGCCCCCTCAGAATCCCTGGCAATTTTTACAATTTCTTCGAACAACTCCGCTTGATGTGGGTTATTTTGCAGTTGAATTGCCAAAGCCGATTTAGTAAATCCCGCATCTATCCCATTATTCATCTGCGCTGTAATTGATTTGTCCATGACTTCTGCGAGCGTTTCTTTCACAGCTGACTTTGGAGTTAAAAATTTTAATCCTTTTTTATATTCTTTTAATTTTTTTTGATAAATATTCAAGTATTGAAGTCGTTTTTTTAGTATTTCTAATTTTCTTGATATGGCCGGCAATATTGCTTCCAAACGACGTTTCATTTCTTTAGAATCTACGAAATTTTTACCTTCTTTATAAGTCTGCTCTTCGCGGCGCTCCTCGCCTAGTTCGATGACTCTACCGTCTGGGAGGGTATGCGTCATCTCTAGGACTGTCTCCTCTGGAGTAATATCAGATTTTTTCTTGCTTTTGCGCCTACTTTTTTTACCGGCACCTTTTAGATAAAAACGATTAATCATTCTATTATTATAAGCTATATTTTTACAACTAAATTTAGAACTATAGTTATAACCATTTAAGTAATAAGTCTTCTGGTGTTATTGCGCTAACATTTAAAGGAGAATATTCTACATCTACTAATGTTATACCATCTTTTGGAAATTTATAATTTTTAAGTGAAACTGGATTATTAGCGTTTTTATATTTATCTTGAAAATTACTATTTGGTTTATACATATTTTTTTTAACATTTGTGACTTTTAATACTCCAGGAGGAAATAATACTTCAAATTGATTATATTTGCTTAAATCTGTTGCTTTTTTATCAGTATTCCATAATTTATAATCAAATTTATCAAGATTAACATCTTTTATTATATCTGTAGATTGAAATGGAGTATCTCCAAGAATAACACAGTTCATTTGTGGAGTTACTTTAAGTCTATATAAACAGCAATTAGCATTCAATGTTAATTCTGCAAAACTAATTGCAAGCCATTGATTTAAAGATGCTGAAAATGGCATTGGTTGAACGACTAATTCACCGTTTGAATGGGTTGGCAATTGCACCCCTCTATAAACATAAAAAGGTTTGCTTGGTTTAGGAAATGTATTAATAACTTTTGTTAAATTAACTATATATTCAGGATATAGTTTTTTTCCATATAACTGTGGATCAAGAGCTGTTATATCCTTTTGTAATTGAATTCTAAAAGTGCGTCTATCTTGGTTTGGTTCAAGAGGTAATACAGTTTCTCTATGTTTTAATAATTGTCTTGCTAATCGACTAAATGTTTCTTTTGGTCTAAAAATGACCCGCATCAAAACGGCTTGTGGATATGCATATACTAATCTATGACTGTTAATTGGTAAATTAATCAAATGTTTCTTATGTTTTTGTCTCAATAATGACAAAGAGGTTTGTTGTTTTAAAATAGTTCTTCCAACTAACTTCTTAGCCTTTTCCATTTTTTCTAAAGCTGCCGGAGCTAATTGTGCAATTTGTTTAGTTTGATTAAAACTTATTATCTGATCTGGACTAAATATATCTATAGCATTACATTCAGAAATCAAATTCATTAATACTTTTGTTATATCGTCCATAGGATTTTTGCTATATCCATGATTTTCTATTCCACCGGTTGTACTTGTTCTCATATGAACACCCGCAAATACAATACCATATGTTTGATACATTGCAGAAATTCCCATTTTAAATAATTTACCTTTTTCCCAAGCTTTTTTCAATAACCATAAGCATAAAATTCCTTCATCACATTTTGGATAATATGCGTTACGATATTCACTTTTTGCCTTCTTATCATCCTTGCTTGGAACTAAACGAAATTGTATACTATACCAATCTTTGTTATACTCATAAATTTCCATTGTTCCAAAAGGAGGTTCAGTTTTACGTGAACTTAATTTAAAATCGCTGTTACAAAACGGACATTTTAAGTTATCAGTTTTTAACATAAAATCAATTTCTTCTTTACAAAAATAACCCTTATTAGAACAAGTTGAATGACATGTTTTTAATCTAATAAACTGCTTTTTTTTGAAGTCATCTACATCGTTTAGATATTTATCTAATGTTAAAATACTTTTTGCATTTGGATATTTTCGTGGTTTCTTTTCTCTTTTTGATGGAGGGGACGCGTATTCTTTTGCTGAATAATCCAAAACATTTTCATTCTTAGTCTCTCCACGTAAAATTTGTAATTTATTAACTCCTGAACGACTATTAAAATTTTGAACAGATTTTAAAAAATTGTTCCAATCATCTAAAACAAGTTTATCATCTGCGGACATTTGTTTCATATCTCTAAAATTTATAGGTACTGCATTAACAAGATTTGATTTATTATTAGAACTACTACTTGAACTTTTGAATGCCTTTTTTTGTTTTAAAACCTTTTTAACAGGTGCTGCTGGTTTTGCTGCTGTGGTTGCTATGGGCTGGACTGGTGCTGCTGGCATTGCAGTAGCGCCCGAAAAGCCTTTTAATGAATTAGTTCCACCCGGCCTTCCCGCACGATATTTCAGGCTATTAAATTCTTTTTTTATTTTAGCAGTTAAATTACATCTTCCGGATTTAGAACTTAATTCACAATTTTCAGAATTTTCAGATTGTTTATTGGTTTTCTTACAAGAGTGTGTTGCATTATTAACATTTGTACCTCGAAAATTGTATTTACAATAAGACATTACTTATAGAATTATTATTAATTACAAAAATGTTAAATGAATCTGATTTAGAAGAGCTAATCTTTATAAAAAAAATAAACGAACTAAAAAATATAGATAATACAACTATATCTAACGATTACCTTTCTTGGATTTCATTTTCAGAATCGAGTACAGATGATGAAGACTCTTCTGATTCACATTATTTTGATAAGAAAGTTTTAACTAAAAACACAAGAGTGTATGTAGCATTAACTTTAATAGATAAAGATGATTATTTAATTGAAGAAGATATTGTTACATTTTGTAACAATAATTATGTTTATTCAACTAACAAAATGACAAATATTATAAAAAAAATTGATACAGGAAATCCATTACAAATCTTGTTTAGTATTTTTTTACAAAAGGGTTTAAAAGTATTACATGATGGAAACACAATCATTTTACCTCATACAAGTAATTTTGTTATAAAAGAGGCAAGACTATTAGGTTATGAAGGTACTAGTATAATGTCTTACAATGTTAATTTAAGAAGCTTCTGCCTCTAATTCTTCCATTTTTTCTTCAAGTTCATTAATTTCATATTCAGTTAAGTTTTTCTTTTTTCTTCCTTCTTTAATCTTTTTCTTTAATTGTTTAATCATCTTCTTACGTTCTTTATCGGTCAAAGTTTTTGTCCTTTCAACCTTTATTTCATTACCATATGCATCATATACAATATCATCTTCTTCAGAATCTTTTTTTGTTGTATTGTCTTCAAATTTTGAAATGGATTCCCCTTCTCGTCGTAAACGACCTTTTTCCATGATCCATTTTTCTTGTGTGACCGCATTGGTAAATTCTTTGTTATGTGAAATAATTATTACCCCACCTTTAAAATCATCAATAGCTTTTGTTAAAGCACCTAAACCATCTCTGTCAAGATAATTTGTAGGCTCGTCCATAATTATTATATGCGGGTTTTGCCACATAGATGCTGCAAGAACAACTTTTACCTTAACACCACCTGAAAGAGATTTGATTAGAGTATGTGATGCTTGTTCTTTATCAACTCCGAAATTTTCAAGATGTTCTTCAACATCTTTTGCAGTTAATGTTTTGGATGCAAGACCCGCGGCAACAGCTTCCTTTTCATCATGACGCTGTACTAATTTTTTCGCACCCATTCGTAAAAGTAACTCTCGTCTAACCCACATTGTATTTTCAATAGGCTTGTTTTTCCATTTAACTTCATATTCTCGTGTTTTTTGTTTTTTGTTTTCTTTTCTACTTATAATTGCTTCTGGTTCAAGCGCCTTTTTTTCTTCTTCTGGAGTTTCACATGGACGTAATTCTCCCTCTTTATCTACAAAACATTTTAATATCTTTTCCTCTACTTCATCGGATGGTTCCTTATTTATCATTTCAATACCTTCTTGGTCTTCATTTCCAGCAAAACGCCACATAATATATTGAGATGGAGTCTTATGAATATGTTTTTCAAGATGATGAAAGGCATGCTGCGCAATATATGCAATACGAAGGCCGGGTTGTTTTGTAATAATTCCTTGAGTTGATTTTAATTCACCAATTAGTAACTTAATCGCAGTAGATTTTCCCGCACCATTGGCACCAATAACACCTACACGTGAAATTCTTGAACATTCAATAGCAATATCATATACAGTTGGCGTATCTCGCGTCGGGTATTGAAATGTTACCTTATCCATTTTCAATAGAATTTTTGACATACTTTTTACATTTTCAAGAGGTCCTGGCTCCGGAAACTTAAACTTAACAACATCGCTCTTTAATTCGAAATACCCCTTCTTTTCCGGATACTTTTCAACAAAATCTTTCAAAACTGAACCTTTTTCACCAGTAAACATTCTCAATTTACGATTTTGAAAATCAATCAAATGAGTGCACATTTCATTGAGAAAAGATGTATCGTGAGATGTTGTTATAATAGAACCCCCATTATTTTTAAATTCACTTAACCAATTCTTTATCCACGCAATATTGGTTACATCTAAATGACCAGTTGGTTCGTCAAGCATAAGAATATCAGCATTCATAAGTGTTGCCGCACAAAGTTGCATTTTCATTTTCCATCCACCAGAATAAGTGGTTACCCCCATTTCCATATCCGCAGCCCTGTCTTTTCCAATATCTTTCTTTGCATTACCAAAACCAATATCTAGCATAACTTTTTCAACTTGTTCTCGTGTAACAGGAGGATTCATATTATACATTACGTTACAACAATGGACTACCCAATCAGTACCACATAAATCAATATTCAAAATAGGAAAGCCTTTATCATCCTCACCTACCTCCATTTCTTGAATTTCATGTTCAACAAAAATTGTTCTTAATTGATCCTTTTTTGGAAAACCTTCCACTTGTTCATTTGCAATTGCTCGCATTAATGTTGTTTTACCACAATTATTAGGACCTAACAACCCATAAAATCTATTTTGTTTTAAATGCAGTTTTGTATTATTCAAAAGAGTCAAAGCACCATATGCAAGGGAAAATTCCCCACGATATAAATCCTTCCCTTCTTCTGTATCTTCAAAATCATCACCTTTTACAACAAATAAGTCTTTTGCATATTTAAGAGTAGACTCAAGTGCACAATTTGCTTCTGGACCATAATTATTAAATATATCCTTCCAAACAGATTCTTCAAGATACCCACTATTACATAAATTTGTAATCAAAATACACAAATATTGAATGTTTTCTACATTTGCAGGTATAAGTTTCGAAAAATCTTCACTTGTTTTCATAAAACTAATATTTTCAGAACCAGAACAAGAACCTTTCAATGTATTTAATGCTCTTGCACTAACTTTTCGCGCTTCTGGATCACTAATTGTTTCAGTCAATAATTCTAAATTTTTCTTCAATAGTCCATAAAAAGGTAAAATTTCTTTAGGATGTTCAATTAATTGACACATATTATCGACAATAACACAAGACAATCGTTTTGTAGCTGTATTTTTATCCCTTAACCCTCTTAAAAGAATTGGAACAGTAATTGCTAATGCCGGAGATTCTACATTTTGTACAAATACACAACTGGCTAATTCTTCAACACAAGAATATATTTGGTCTGGTTGTTTTAATCCCTTTAAAACAACTGGAATAAATTGTTTTAAATCATCATTTCCACTACAACCTAAAAATAATTCTAAAACTTCTGAAGCATATTTTCTAACATTTATTCCACTATCATTAATATCATATGAAATTATTGGAATCAATTTTGGCATACTTATTTTGATTTGTACTGGATTTTTTATTACAAGAGTTTTCAAGGCTAAATAAGCATATTCTTTTTGAGCTCTTTCATAATTCTCTATAAAGCCACACAAAATATTTGCTATATTTGGTGTTGCCCATGGATTTACAAAATTTATGATTTTGGTTATTACATTATCTGCATATTTGTAATAATTTCTCTTTTGTTTTGATGCATATACTTTGAATATTATAGGAATAAACTCCAATAATTTGTGTTCTTCAACATTCTCGAAATTTGAAGAACATAGGCTTTCTAAAAAAGAACATAAAGTATCTAAATCTGATTCGTAGGAATCAAATTGTTTATACTCTTGCATTATCTTTGACATTGTAAATATTCATTAAGTATTGAGAAATGCTTAAATTATATTTACTATATAATATGGTATTTCGCATCACACGAAAAAATAGTAAATTATTTAAAGACGGCGGAACACGTAAAAAAAAAACCAGTACAAAGAGCCATATAGGGTCCTTGAATATCAAAACCTTAACTCCTTATACAAAAGATCAACTTGAAAAACTTGATAGACATGTTTATCAAAATCCAAATTTTATAGAACAAAATCAAGAGAAAATTGATAGTATCCCGACTCATACAAATCATCCCAAATCTATGTGTGCAACTACAGAGGAAAAATATGATTTTTTGGAAAAATGGTTAAAAAGTTTTTTAAATAAATTTAAAGCTAATAATCCAGATATGTATATTCAAGTTAAATGGAAGGACAGACCTCTCGGTCCACAAGGAGATGGTATTAAAATTACAAATAATCAACACATAGAAGTCAACTTTAAAAAAAGAATATTAGAAACAGAAAGGACATCTGTTGCAAAACTTTTCTTAAAATTTATTGCTCAAGGAAAAGTATCCCTGGAGGGAGGACAATTTGACGGATTTGTGCCAGTTACTGGAGAAGATATGTACATGCCAATACTTGTTGTTCACAATTTTGACGATTACAGAAATATAATTAATGAAACATTTTCCGAAGGAGGTGAAGACTTTGAAGTAACTCATTATAATATAAATCTATATATACCAGCCTCACCACATACTTTTTCTATTAATTACCTAAATATTGATAATATTGAAAACGATATACATATTATAAAACAAGGCATTAATGTACTTAAAAATCAAATTGGAAGAACATGTTCTATTCGCTCTACTCGTATGAATATGTTCTAAATTTTATTATTTAATAAAAAAGACTTAAACAAAAAATATTACTCACATTTATGAATATCATCAATTTCAGTGCTGGTCCATGTCAGTTAAACAAAAATATATTAGAAGCTGCAAGTAAAGATATTATTAATTATAACCAAACTGGAATTAGTATATGTGAGTTATCACATCATACTGAAGCATGGAAAGATTTGTATAAAGAAACTATTGCAAATAGTATTGAATTTTTACAAATACCCGAATCTCATGGCTGTTTTTTTATGAATGGTGGTGGTACACATCAATTTTCAGCAATATGTTGTAATTTATGTAGCCAACGTTCTAAAATACAAGTTCTTGTAACTGGATTTTGGAGTCAAAAAGCATCACTTGAAATCTCTAAATTTTGTAAAGTTGTAGTCGTTTACAAAGAATCTGATTTAGTAGATAGTTGCGAATATAATTTTACATATTATTGTGAAAATGAAACTACTATTGGGTTTGAATTTAGAAATGGACTTGATTTTAATCCAATTAATCATTTTTTGGTGTGCGATATGTGTTCTATACTTGGTAGTAAATTTGTAGATATCAAAAAATATGGAGTTATATTCTCTTCTTTATCAAAAAATCTTGGAATAAGTGGTTCTACATTAATTATTGCGAATAAAGAACTACTTTCTAATCAAAATAGTGGAACCAGTGAAAATATACCAATTGTTATGGATTGGACCCCATCTTTAAATCTTAATGGCCCAACACCGTCAATTATGTCTATTTACATGACAGGACTTAATGTAAAAAGAATGCTCGAAAGAGGAGGACTTAAATATTATGATAATTTAAGTATTGTCAAAAGCAATCTATTTTATGAATATATTGACAATAGCAATGGATTTTATTTTAACAATATACCAAAACAACATAGAAGTAGAACTAACATTACCTTTTCTGTTAAAGATTCACAAAATATATCATCTTTGTTTACAAATAAAGCAAAGCTTAATGGATTTATAGGTACAGCTCATCATCCATCTAATCCAGATAAAGGATGTCGCATATCTTTATATAATTCTTTAGAACTTGATGAACTTACACAATTTATTAATTTTATGGAATCTTTCAAAATAGATTTTGAAAAAAACAGTTTAAATTATATTGAACATATTAATTAAAAAAATACTCCAGCCAGGAATCGAACCCGGAGATTTTGAAAATTTCTTATTGGAAAACCAAGTGGAAATCAAAAATGTTACCATTACATCACTAGAGTCATGTTTTACTAATGTTTTTCATACCTTTGTTAGGTATAATTCCTCACATATTGTTTTTTTACATATTCAGACGCAAAAGTATAAGTATTACTTCATAATATTAATTATTGAATATGGAGACTCGTTCTATGAAAAAGAATAAAGATGAAGTTAAATCTCATGAAGTTAATGCTTTATTAATGTGTGTAAAAGAAATTCAAAGACTAGGTCAATTAAATCAAAAACTATTAACAGAAAACAAGCAACTAAAATCCCTTCTTCACAATTCAACTTCTATGAAAGAAAATGCTACTCAGCGAAAAAGAATTTTGAAGCAAAAGATGCAACTTCGTCGTAGTAAGCGCACTAAACTAAAACCAAACACTTTTGGGTTTAATAACTAAATAAAAATGATATATTACTAATACCTATTCAATATAATATTGAAAAATGAACTACGCATCAATGGTTTTTTACAATTCAGACTTAGAAAATAAGATAAAAGAATATTTAAGAAAACCAAAAGAGTTTGTTGTTTGGGATTGGGATTTTGAGGAAAGTTTAAGACTTGCCAATGTTAATGATACAGTATATTTAAGTACAAATAATCAGCTTGGTTGTGTATTATACAAAGTTAAAATGGATGAAAATAATAAAAAATATTTAGAAACAATTTGGACAGCTGAAGACGATCTTAGTTATGCGCCACACCATTAAAAAATTTTAGTTTATATAGTATAAAATATGAAACCATATTATTCACAGTTTCCCAAAACTGGAACTAGAACTGTTTTATATACAATGGATAAAAAATTAGCTAAAAGTCAAGGACATATTATATTAAAAGAAGCAAAAATACCTGAAAATTCAAAAACATTTGTTACGATTAGAGAACCATTAAGCTATTATATTTCAATGTATAATTATAAGATTAGAAGCAAAGATCCAGTCAAAAATTATGGAACTATGGAAAATAATTCTTTTGATGACTTTGTAAATGATTATGTTAAATGTAATAATCTTCAAAAATGGGAAAAACCTTGGAAGAATAACTTTAGACAAAAACTTATTTTGAAATATATTCAAGGCAAAAACCTTAATATTGGTTATTTCACATTTCTTTACATTTTTTATTCATACAAAGACCCCGAAACAGTATTAACACAACCCAATATTTTAGAATTTTTGAAAAACAATAAACCAGATATTGACCATATAATACGTCTTGAACATCTTGATAATGATTATAACCAATTAGTATTAAATAATGACTTTCCATTAGTAGAAAATTGGAAACATTTGAATCAATCCAAAAAACTTTTCAGAATCAACAAAAATAATTATTCTCACTTAAAAATATATGATCAACATATTTATGAAAATTTTTATTCTTAATATATAACTTTAAACGTATATTATAACATAATATGAATGAAATTTGGCAAGAATTCGTGTATGCTACCGGACTATATATCACGCTAAGAATTTTTAGAAAGCCAATAGCAGCACCGACAACAATAGGGTTTTTATCAGCTACATTGTATTGTTGGGCCTTGTCCAAATGGTCATAGATATAAACCATATATTAACATAATATGACTTGTAGCTAAAGTATTTCTACCTAATTATTATGGAAAATCCTTTGTACACCACAAAGATCACGACAAAACAAATCCTAAATTATATAATTTAGAGTGGGTTACTGCATCAGAAAATGCTAAATTAGCTTTTCAGTTTTATTCATCTAAAAAGTAATTATACATAAAAGAGCAACTATAAGTTGCTAAGTGACCGTGATAGAATTCGAATCTACAACCTTCAGGAAACACCATTAACTGGAATGTTTCGATCTGACGCGCTGCCAGTTGCGCCACACGGTCGAAAAAGAGGTTTTACTGGGATTCGAACCCAGGTTGGATGAATAGATCATTGTTTTTAATTAAAAAACGACAAAACCATCAGTGATAACCAAGCTACACCATAAAACCCGTTATACTGAACAAGTTTTTTACTTGTTATTATAACTATAATACTATGTGTTTATATGACTATAAAAAATAACTTTTTAAAATTTAAATGGAATTCATAACTTTTGCGAAAAGGGAAATATATTTTTCGGATCAGTTATTTAAAATGATTAAGGGAATCAGCAGTGTTATTCAGCAAAAAGGGTCGAATTTAATAGTATTGGATACTTTTTTATGTGATTATGATAAAAATTATTATACTCCTATTTCAAATATATTCAATTTACAAGAAATAAATGTATATTTAAAAAAGTATAATATAACTTTGATAGACAAACACAATTTTCAGTTTGAATTATTGAAAGTAGAATATGGAACAAGTGAAAACAATATAGATATAACACAAGAAATTAAGGAAAAATTTTATGAAAATAAAAAATTATTTATTAATAAAACATTAGTATTTAATTCTCTTAAAGGGGATCCATGTTTTAATACTATTAAAAAAGTTTGGATTAGTTATAATTTAAATGGGTGTATTTATAATGATGAATATTCAGAAGTATTACATAAAAACATTGATTATACTAATGAAAATTATAAATACGTTGTAGGTGTTCCAAACAAAAATGAAAATATATTTCAGGATATATTAAGTTGTCTGATTTATAACAGAAAATTTTATGATTTATCTGCATCGATTTTATCAAAACAAAATATTACAAACAAAGTAAATGTTATACATTTAATTATAGAAGATGAGTCAGTACAAATCTTGACTAAAAGAAAAAACCTTTTGCTACAAAATTTCAAAGCAAAACTTTCAAATAAATATATTCAATTAATAAAAGATCACATTCAGAAAAGTGATACAACAATAATCTTAACAAAATCTTTAACTCAAAATCCAGTTATAGAGTTTTTAAATCAAAATAATTATAACAACTTTATTGCAAGAAAACATTTCGAACATAGTGAGCTGAATGCAATAGCTGATTTTATCCATTCAAAAAAATGTAATAACGTATTTATCGGCAATTTTAATTATAACACAATGAATGGTTCTTCATTGACTTATTATATCAAAAATACCATAAATAGTAATATTACATATAAATCAATAGACTTAGATCAAATATAAATCTAACCTTCATAATGACTGAAATTGTTTTCTTGATGACTGAAAATTTGGTCAGATTATTTTAAAATATCTGAAAAGTTATTTTTTCTACAACATTGCTACAAGAATGTAATGAATAAGCGAAAACACTTAATTCGAGTAGGCCAATCCGCCCATACCGCTCATAATTCTGAGGACGTTGTAATTGGTAGCGTAAACACGGACCTTGGCATCATCAGACTCAACGGTGGCGGCGGTGAGGGTGAGTTGAAGGGTGGCGTTATCGATACGCGACATATTACAGGTACCGGATGGTTGATGCTCTTCTGGTTTAAGGCCAAACGAGTAAACGTTAATACCGGTAGCTGGGACATTGGTGTGATGTTGGTAAGGTTGGACAAGATTGAAGTATCTGCCCATGCGCTCCGAGAAACGATCGTGACCGTTAAGTTGGAGTTTGGCCGAGAAGACAGGGTTGAAACCACTGTCTTTGTCGGTCCAGGATAGGTAGGTGTCCTCATCGGTCCCGGTCGAGGTTGGGAAGCTCATGTCATTGGCCGCGGCAGCCGAGGCGACTACGTAACGACCACCAGTCATACCACCACCATATGGGTCCGAGGGGGTACCGGTCTTGTACGAAGTGTCAACGGCATCAGTGTAATTGAACCATTGTTTACCACCGCTGGCATCAAGAACGGAATCCTTTTGGACAACCCAGATAAGTTCCTTACATGGGTGGTTGAAGTTAAGCTTGATCTTGTTGCTGACGCTCGAGACCGACTCGTCACCGGTGAATTGGACTTGCTCGATGAGGTATTCGTGCGAGACTTGGGCGAAACGTCTGCGCTCATCGGTATCAAGGTAGATATAATCTACGAAGAGCGATGCGGCCTCAAGGGGGGCGGGGACCAAGTTGTACGAGCATTCGCTGAACGACCGGAATTCAAGATTAATCTTGACCTCGTGATATTGAAGAGCAATAAGAGGAAGGGCAAGTCCTGGGTTGCGGCAAAACCAGAATTCAAGAGGAATGTATAAGTCCATTTCTGGCTTGTTGGCGGTTTTATCCTCGCCGGGGGTGGTCGAGCAAGATGTAAGAGATGGTACGTTACCAATCATATTGGCGTAACCAGCTTTCTTTCCAGCTTCTTGCGAAAGCTCGTTCCAGATGTGCATCCAGTCACCGTAGTGTTTGTCAATGCGTTGACCACCAATTTCAACCTCGGCGTACTTGATAAGTACGTGGCCGAGGTGATTGAGCCAGCGTCCACCTTGGGTGTCGGACAAGGCGGTACCCTTAGTCTTAGGGATAGTGACTTGGAGGTATACACGGTGCATAAGATCACCATTACGCGAAACGGTGCATGTAACGCGTTTTCCGAAGTCAGCAGAACCATTGAAGGTTTGCTCAATCGCCTCCATCGAGAAATTGGTGTGGCGACGGTAAACTACCTTGAAAAAGGTAATTTGAGGGTTACCGGTAAGGTAAATGTCTTGCGCTCCATAAGCTACTAATTGCATAAGTCCTCCTCCCATTTTGTATAAATGTATATAAGAAAAAAAAATGACGTGAAGAAATTTAAAACCCTGTCCTTTTTACACATGTAATGGATTTCTATTGAGTAAAGGTACCTTATAATGATAGCTACAAGGCTTTTTTTACTGTTAAAAATAAATTCTTTAGTATAAAAAATGATGTAGAATAATCAGTTTATAACATAAATAAAGTAATGGAAAATAACATTATTCCGTGGGATATAATCGATATTTTATATATCTATAATCCTAACAAATTCGTAAATACTTGTAAAGAATTTAATGAAAAATATAAGAAGGAAAATGAGTGTGTGAAAAAAATTATAAAATGGTGGGATAAATGCTGTATTACATATGTACACCAAAATGTACCAATAAATAAGTATGAAATTATGAGTAAAAGGAGATTAGTAGAGCATTATAGACTTAATTATGAATGGGATTGTCTTAAAACATATCCAACATTCTTGGTTAATAAATGTAATAAATTGGATTTGTTGGAAAAAGCAAAAAATGCAGAATTAATAGGAACTCGTCAGAGTATTATTGACTTTCTAAAAGAACCAAATATTCTAGTGGAGGATATTCTTTATGCCGGATGGTAATTTATGGTACATATACATCATAATCTAATGACTTTAATGAATTTAATATAAAAGTATCACTATTTTCTGATTTTGGTATACATACAAATGTTATAAGACTGATTTTATGACCATTCCAAGTAATGTACTCATATATTTTTATAAATTTATCATTAATATATGATGTTGACACAATTACTGATGGTATTTTTAAATAATTAATTACAGATGGACTACTTCCACATTTTGGCAATTGCTTTATAACTTTGTTGAATTTTTGAATATTTATTGTGTTCCATAAATGGCGATGAAATTTATATGTCTTGATTTCATTCCATACATCGTCATTTAAATATTCCATATTATACTTTAAAATTATTGTCTTAAAGTAATTTCAAAAAATGAATAATCTGAAAGTAAATCAGTCTTATTGTTTATCCAGAAAAGTTGGAGATGATATTTTAACGGTTATTAATAGCTATATAGTAAACCCATATAATATATATAAAGAACATTCAAAAATTATTTATTACAATATAATTACCATACTTAATTCGGAATTTTATAATTCTTTTTTAACATGGCATTATGAACATCCATGTTGTAGTTTGGCAATGTCTCTTATAAATGAATATGAGCCACACAAATTTAAGCTTGATTATTTTGTATCTACAATCAAAACACAATGTCCTGAATATTCTTCTTTAAAAAAAGGAAGAGATTTGTTATTGGTAATGGGTTGTATTACTAGTCAAAAATGGAAATTATTGTGTTTAATAGACAAAACAGATTTAATTAACAAGTTCAATGTTTCATACTAAAAAAAATGATTGTAATAAACAAATATATGGAATAGTTACAATTTTAAGAGCTTGTGTTGTCAGGGCTTTGCCAAAGTACAACATGGATGTGTATAACTTAGTACATAAATTCAAAGAAATATATAGATTTTCAGAAGATGAAGATGAATCTTTGGATATTTTTGAGGAAAATACTTTAAATGAATACAACAAAAATGTTTCACTCCAAAATGATTATGATTTAATAATATGCCCTTTTAAAGAAGTTGACCATAGTTTACCATATGAATTATTATTCAATTCTTTTAGAAGGTTTTTAAATTGTGACTCTAAAAATATTGAAAGATGGTATTATAATGGATTATTTGATTTAACCGAAATAAGTGTTGATCGCTATGGAAAAATTGTAACACTTCTCGAATATTCAGAATTATATTTAAAAGATTTTAAAGCAGAATTTGTAAATAGTCTATCTAATAGGAAAGATATACAAATCAATATATATGAGCAAAATGTTGATATTATTAGAACATTATGCGCTATTAATTCTGCCAAAAAGAATAAAAAATTAAAAGAAAGAGAATTAGCTAATTATAAAATAGCAAAATTACCATTACCAGATGACATTACTAATTCATTGTCAGAATTTCAGTTTGGTTGAGTAAACCCAAATTGGATGAAGTTGAAATAAAAAAACAGTTATATATATATAGTATGGGTTTTGTATATGGGTATCCGAACAATAATCCAGATGAAGGTTTTGTGAAATGTCCAGTTACAGGACGAAGAAATTGTATTAAATATAAAACGGGTAAGTCCGGAAACTGGGAACAAAGATTAAAAACAGAATTTGAAGAAGAAACCAGAGCGGAATTTACGCCGAAAGTAAAAGATATTGTGGTTTTTAGAACAGATGCGGATAAAGATGGAACAAAAGCGGAAAATAAAATTCACAAAATAATAAAGGATGACTTTAAAACTTGTTCTACTTCCGGTAAAAAAGAGATTTATTATCTAACCAAAAATCAGATAGTTGAATTGTGGAATAAATTAGAAGCAGACAAATCACTCAAATTAAAGAAAATACCACTTCCAGAGGATGGGATGCCGTGGGAGTGGGTTAATAAGCTAGTTGACGATATTGAGAACAACTTATCAAAATACTCAAACCGTTATTTTGTAGAGGCATATAATTTGAAGAAAAAAAATCAACCTTATAAGAGAGTTAAAAATATTGTTGAATCAAAAAAACCTATATCTGATTTATTTTATATTCAAGGCAAAAATGGACTTAGATGGAGAGATACAGATATTGGTAAATGGGAGCAGCAAAAAACAGACGGTGATATGGCACCACAAAATTATGGAATATCGGATTTAAAACATGATTTGAAAAATTATTTCATAAGATTAGATGATTAAATCTTGTTCTAAAGTATTAATTTCTTTAATATAAAAATATTCAGTAACACTGCACATTATATATCGAAAATTAACTTTTGTTGGAGGTTTAATAGCGTGTTCTCCATAAAAACATACTAAAAATTCGAATACATCATTATGTATTAATTGTTCTCTGTTTCCGATATATTTTACTATATCTTGCAAATGCTTCAATAAAAATCTAAAAGCAAGTATATTTGGTTTGTTTATTGTATACAAATCTTCTTCCAAGAAAACAATAAATCGTTTTTTATACTTGAAGGGTAATTTAAAATACAACTTAGTTATTAAGCGGGTTGCGTCACACCATTGTGTCCCTTCTGTAAAGGCGTATTGTTTTTGAAATTTCTTAAATCTGGGATATAATTCGCATATTTCTTTTTTCAATTTGGAATCTAATACATTATAACACGAATTGTTAATAATACTTTGTATATCTGGAGGTAAATTCTTAGTTTTTGAGATTTTATCTAATATATTTGTTATTTGACTATTGGATTTATATTTTTGTGAATTTTTTCTTTTAAATTTCATATTCTTGTCTCTAATATATTAAATATATAAAGAAAATAAGTTTATATGCTTTGTTATGGAAGATTATATTAAGAACTTTAAAAATTATGAGAAAACAATAGTTTATGATTTCAAATTGGGTGATGGAGGAATTGGTGATTATTTGAAGTTCTTTATGATAATATTAACAGAATGTATGAATTCAAGTTCTAAAGTGAAACTTTATCACAAAATAAACGATTTAGAAATTGAAAAATACATAAAATTGAAATATGATTTTATGAACATTGATTCAGATAAAATTTCTAAACTAACAAATGTGTCTATAAAAACGCCTAAAGATTATTATTGCAAAGACAGATATAATGGTACTATATGTTTAAATGAAGTTTTCTATTTTGATGATGTTGTTAAAATGAATGTGGAAAATATATTACCTTCTTTAGTATCTGATTATATTTCTATACATTTAAGAATTGGTGATAAATTTTTGGAAACAAATAAAAATTTTGTTTTTGCAAAAAAAGATAAAAGAAGATTTTCAGAACAAGGATTATATAAGCTTATAGAAGAGAATACACACAAGAACATAATATTTTTTTGTGATAATAATCAGTATAAATTAAAAATTAAGAAAAAATATAGCAATATTATCATCAGTAATGCACAAATTGGACATACTGCACTAAGTAATACTACAAATAAACAAGTATTAGATACAATTAGTGAATTTTATGTGTTAACTAAGTCAAAAATAATATATGGAGTCTCAAAGCGTAATTTACCACCAAAAAGGAAGAATCGTTGTGTTTTTTCAGGGTTTTCGAATATTGCATCTAAATTTAATAATGTAGACTTTGTAAATCTATAATTTAATTATTGTATAAGTATGGACAAAAAGGCGCAATTGCGTGATCAAGCCTTTTTTGTCAATTTTATTCATATACCCAAAAATGGTGGTAATTCAATAAGAAAAATTTGTGAAAAAAAGGGAATCAATATGATATATAATGGCCATTCTACTAATGTATATGATAAAGATTTAACCAATCAATTAGTTGTAATAAGAAATCCAATAGATAGATTTATATCGGCAGTTTATTATGCGATTCAAGTATGTGGTCGTTTACCTCATATAAAAAATTTAAAAAAAAAAGGTATTAATAGTCCTGAAAAATGGGTACAAATATGGTGTGATCCAAATCATTGTCAATATCATGATTTGATGCTTGAAATGTTGAACACAGGTCATTATATAGGAAATAAAATGGAAAAATATAAATACACATATTCTCCCCAAAGTCTTTGGATAAATAATCCAAAATTTGTAATTATAATGGACAATTTTAAGACTGAAATCCAATATTTTTTGGAAAAGTATAAAATAAATGGAATTGTTACAAAAGAAAACACAACAAAACATATAGATGGACAATTAAGTGAAAAATCTATAGAATTTTTGAAAAATTTTTACAAAGAAGATTTTATAATATATGAAAAATACAAAAATATGGGTATTGAAAAAAGAATGTAAAAATGATTGTATTAATGATTTTATTTATTCTAAAGTAGAAAAAATGTTTCCCCTTTCTAAAGGAGAAAATTATGGAGATATTGCTGATAGTGGACGGAGACCAAGAGGATGCTTTTATGAGATATTTAAACCTAAATTAGAAGACCATTGTAATTTAATATTTGATGGACATATATCCAAATTAGATAATTTGTTCTAATTTATTAACAATTAAACTTACAACTGGGACTGAAACAGCATTACCAGCTAATTTGTATAAGGCGCTATCACAAAGTTCTGGAAGTTTATAATCTGGTGGAAAACCTTGTAAATTGAAACATTCACGCGGAGTTAATTTTCGAACACCTTTTTCATCTCTTAAAAGTGGTACGTTGTGGCCCCCACCACCCATATTAGCAGTCAATGTTGGACAACAATTACTTTTGTTTTCCCTTACGTAATACCGTCTATATTGATATAGAACATTTTCCTCTATATTTTTTGTAACGCTATTGTTTACTTCATTAAATACTTTAAATCGATTTGTATAATAATATTTATTGTCTACATCTTTTTCTAATAAATCGCATATTTTTCCTTGTTCTTTGTAATCAAAATCAAAATTGAATTTATCATGAAGTTCTTTATTTTTAAATCCCAATATATAGATTCTTTCACGATGCTGAGGAATATTAGTAATTTTATTTGTATCAAGTATAGAAGTTTTAATAAAATATCCGATGTTTGTTAATTTTTCCTCTATAATTTTATAAGTATTGCCTTTATCATGTGATTTTAGATTTTTTACATTTTCCAAAATAATGATTTCTGGATTATGTTTTTCTAATATTTCAACTATTTTCCAGAATACATTCGATCTTTTATCTTCAAATCCCTTCTTATTTCCAGCAATACTAAATGGTTGACAAGGAAATCCCCCACATAATATATTATGAGAAGGAATATTATCTACATTAATTGTATTCAAATCTTGAAGAGTAAATGAATGTGTTGGATTATTAAGTTCATATATTTGTTTAGAAGATTTTACCATATCATTGGCGAATACACATTCAAATTTGTTATTTTTTTCCAATGCATATGAAAATGCTCCAGTTCCTGCAAATAAATCAATAAACTTATAATTATGATTATTGTTATTATTTTGAATCATTTATTTTTACTATAAATTACATTATCATTTTTATAATATTTCTTTAAATTCCAGTTTTCATATCAAAAGGGACACCATTTTTCCCTTTAACTTGCTTTCTATGTTCTGGTGAAACAATATTTTCTCCATTTACTAATCTTTTTCTAGCTTCCCAAAGTTCTTTATAAATTTTTTCAGTATGATCATAAAATTCGCTTAAAAAAACAATTATTGATTCATTATTGAAGTTATTTGATACATCTGAAAGCATTTTCTTTGTAATTTTATCATCGTTTGGAGATTGAAATTGCTCTATAGTGAATATCAATTTTTGTATTATTAATAATGTATGTTCTGGTTTGATTTGTTTTGGAAATCTTTCTCTAATTTCCTTATTTAATTCTGTTTTTGATGGACAAAATTTAGTTAAACCATCAACAAACTGTTCTAATAATTTACTAATATTTGTTAAATTTGGTGGATTTTCATCAATATCTGCTCTTAATTGTTTAAATAAATCATCTTTATAATGTTCAACTTTGTTGTTGGTTTTACAGAGAAAAGCTTCAGTAGACATATGATATAACAATCTTTTCATAGTCTTAAATAATGATATATGCCAGATTGTCCAGTTTGTTATAGTATATTAGATGAAGAAAACACTTATAATGCAAACTGTTGTAATCAAGAATTATGTAAAGATTGTTTAACACAATGGCAAAAAACCTCAAAATCATGTATTTTTTGCAGATATGAAGATGACAAGATTGAAATAATTATAAATGAGAATTCTAATATTGAAGCAGTCAATATTTGTCATAATAAAAGATATGAATTGATTTGCTATTTTTTAATTATTATCGGAATCCTTTTGATAATTTTTCGTAATCGTTTTTAAAGTAAATTGTTGTAATAAAACAGGAAAAATACAAAACACATAATATTGTACCACTTGTTTTGAGAATTTTGTGTGCAATTTGGTTGTCGACCTTAAGTATGCTTTTATAATTTAATTTACCATTGCTATGCATCCTAGTACTTTCAACATGATTAAAAATTTGTAATCATTTTTGCAGATTTAAAATTTTTTAAGAATCCATATTACTTGGAGCATATGGGTCTGCAGCATCTGGACTCCAATTTTCTTCAGTTTCTATTTGAAAAAATCCATTTAATGGTACATTTTTGTATACAGAATTACGTTTCTTGTTAGGTATTATATTATTTGATTCGTTATTTCTAACCAGATTTACTAATTCAGAACGTATTCTTTCTTTCCATTCAGCTTTTTGTCCGTTATTATCGTTATCAAATTGTGTTGGCAAAGATGCGTATACTGCTCTTAATTCTGTTAAATCCAGTGAAGTACCTATGTCAAATTTATTAACTAAGTCATTAACATAAAATTTACTGATCATATTTTTAGGATAATGAACAATATGAAGAGCTTTATTTCTAAAAATTCTTTTAGCAAGACGTTTAATATCGGCAGATGTAATAGACATTTCATTTCTAACTTTTTCTCTAATGTCTTCCTCAATTTTTTTTTCAGTTGAATATCTTATATTTGGTGGAACAATTTTTTTCATTATTTTTAAAGCTTTCTCATTTTCTTCTTTTTGTTCATAATCCCATTTTGATCGTATTTTTTGTTCCCGTATAGCATATTCTGGGTGAGACCTTAAAGCATTATCAAGTCTTTCTAGATAATCCTCTGAACATTCTTCTCCTGCAAAACATTTTTGTGCTGCAATTCTTAACTCATTTTCAATATCATCGAGGCTCCGCAAGGGATGGCCGTTTTCAGAAGAAACTAATTTTAATTTTTCTTGAAGCGAAGATAAAATCATTTCTAATTCACTAATTTTATTTTGAAGTTCCATTCTTCGAGTTCTTTCTTTATTTAATTCTGCTTCACATTTAGCCAATTCATCGTTTTTTGATAAATTTGGTTCAGATAACTTTGGAGGAGCTGGAGGTGCAGGACGATTTTTAGGTGGTGGTACATAATTTAATGCATTGTTTATCTTTTCTTTATTTAAAGAAAATGTATTATCATATATAGCTCCCGCTTTTTTAAGAGAGCGTTTTTTCAATCTATATGTCTTTTTCTTTCCAGTCATTAATTATTAAAATGTTTTTATTTGATGGATACTCGCAAAGCTATTGAATGAGTGTGCGTAAAATTATTGAAAATTTATTTAACATGTTATATTACTAATCATAACAATTAGTCATATTCAAGCTCCTGTAGCTCAGTGGTAGAGCGCCTCACTAGTAATGAGAAGGTCGTTTGTTCGACTCAAACCTGGAGCTCTTATTTATAACAATCTATTATTATAGACAAAGGTCTATATGGATTTTGTACTCTTTCGTCAAAATCGGGAGTTCTACTAATATAACCTAAAGAATAATCGATTTTATGTGTTATAGGATTGTTATTTTCATCATAATAGTGTAAAAACTGTATTTTCTCATTAGAAAAATTTGTAGATTCTAATAATTCTTTAACATGATTATACTTAGGAAACCATAAATGTCCTCCATTAGTTATCTCTTTTGTTTTAACATTATATCTTCCCCCACCATATCTATCAAATAGAATGTTTCCATTTTCATCTTTCAGTGAACGTTTATAGAGTAAGTCACATGAATAATCCGGCATAGATAAACGAAATAGTCCATTTGGTTTTAGTAGTCGATAAATTTCATTTATAATATTTTTTAATTGAGAATACGCTATATGCTCAAAAACATCTTCGGATTGAATTATATTTACACTATTGTCTTTCAATAATACTTGGTCCAAAATATTATGTTTTATGTTGAAAGTATTATCTTGTTTCAAAGAAAGTCCTACAAATTTTTTTTGGGTCTTTTCACGTCTGTTTCTGGGCATACATCCACAATATAAATAAATATTTTCATCATTTATAATATCAGTAAATTTCATATATAAATATAATTTATTTAATGGAGTCAATTCCAACTATCATATACTATGAAATGAATACAATTTATACATTATATTTCAAAAAAGTTATATAAGGTCTGGATAATAGACTTATTTAAGAAAACAAAGATTTTTCTTCATTAGACTACGTGGCCGAGTGGTTAAGGCGACGCCCTGCTATTTTAATTATCTAGGCGTTACGTTTTACGTGCGCAAGTTCGAGTCTTGCCGTAGTCGTCTGCCTTTGTGGCTCAATGGATAGAGCATCGGACTTCTAATCCGGGGGTTGTGGGTTCGAGTCCCATCAGAGGTACTTTTTTATGGGGGAATTAGCTCAGTTGGTAGAGCGCCCGCTTTGCATGCGGGAGGTCATGGATTCGATTTCCATATTCTCCATTTATATAATAAAGTTAAAATTATATTAATACATATGAAGAAATATCTTGTGTTATTATATTCTGTATCAGCTTTTTTTGTTAATATACAACAAACAAGAAATAGAAGAGTTTTATTATATGCGGGTTACGTACCAGATGGTATTGATCCTGATGAATATAAACAACTAAAAAAAAAGGAAGCAAATTCTTCAAAGAAGACTGATCGAAAAGCATATAAATCACGTTCTTTTAATTCTTTTGTTGAGGCACTAGAGAAGGGTGAGGCAACACATCTTTTTGCGGTTGATCCCCGAAAGGTGAAGTCGGGTGAAATACCTATTGAGGATGTGCCGTATATGCAACGTTCTGGTGGATCGTGGGATGGTAGTGATTTGAAAGGAAATGCTTTGAGACGAGCAAAGAAAAAACAATCGATGGGATATTATAGAGCTGGAAAATGGTTAAAATCTGATTTTGAATATGAAAAGGTAAATAAACAGCAAAAAAAAGAAAAAGATTTTTTATTTTTATGGTTTTTAAGAAGAGAAGAAGCTGATGATGGAGATAGTGTTGAAGAAAGAGCAAAAAGAAACAAAATTTCAAAGGATCAGCAGTTATGGAGAGATGCTGGAGCGTTATCATCAAAAGAGGTTGAGAAACTAAAAAAAAATAAGATAAACTTCTTCAAAAAATATGATTAAAAAAGAATATATTAAGTAGTTTTAATGGAAGAATTCAATAGTGATTATATTGTATTATCTTCTACATATAGTGGAAAACTAATACAATGGGATGTTAAGACTGGTGGTATTTACATGGAAAAAGATATGAAAAAAGAGGATATGAAAATTATTGATAATACAAATTCCACAATACTATCTCCAGGTGCTGTATATTGTTCAAATGGTGAAGTAATTGCAGTTCTTAGTGATAAATGTGTACATATATTGGATTCAAATAGTGGAACAGAATTATACAAAATAGAAACAAATTATGAATCCTTAAACGAAGAAGATAACTTACCAATATATATTTTTGGTTCATATATATTTGCTTGTGAACAAGAACCGGTTATTGTTGTTGGAATGCAAAAAGAATATATTGAACCAAATGATAACAATCCTAACTTAAATTCTGAAATTCATGTTTATAATATTGAGACTGGTGAAAGGGTTGATTCTCGTGAGTGTAGTGACCCAGAAATAGAATCACTAAGAATAAGCAATAATGGGCGATTTATTGTGGTTATACTGCCACAAGGTACTGAGTATTTTGATTTAGAACTCGACACAGAAATTGATATGCAATCTGTTGAACTAGATAGGGAAGATAAATGGGTTACTAGTTGTAATTTTTCTAAAGATAATAAATTATTAATATGTGGATTTCATGATGGTTTAATAGAAGTATATAATACGTCTATTAAACTAGAAGGGAATTCTTTATCTTTAACTGTATTGTATACCTTTAGTGAAGTGTTTAAGAACCAAGTATCCGATTGTAGATTTTTAAACAGTACTTTAGGAAGCATTACTAAAGGTCAACCCGATATTGGTTACAGTAATATTCCAACCCCAGATGTTATATTAACTTGTTCTACAAATGGATTAATAAAGTTATTGCGTATAGATGGTGAAGTAATTCAGAATATTGATGTTAAAGAAAAGTTAGAGAAAAATAAAAAGTTAGAAAGGACACATCATAATGTAGTTGAGGACGGAAACATTTGGGTAAATAGAGATATAATAGTATCTAAATATGAAGGATATAATTCATGTGATATTTGTATTATGTGCGAGGATGAATCTATGATAGTTGTTAGTGTACATAATCATTCGATGGGAGATAATTCAATAATATGTGTTTTTGATTTATACGGCAATTTATTGAGAGTATTAGAAGAATTTCCAGAACCAAGTCATATTTTTTCATTATGTTCAAAACCTATAGACTATGGATTAAAACGAGAAAAATCAACATCAATATTAAGATCTATTGCTATTGATGAAACAAGTTCTGTAGTTGAAACAATAAATGCAATAATAAAAAATGTTAAAAATAATGATAATCTTGAAATACTTGAAAATGCTAAAATTAGTTTGTTAGATGCTCAAAAGAAACGGAGTACTACACGCTCAAGACCAAGTACGCCAGTCGAAATTGTATTTGGAGATTTACATAAGAGAGAAGAATTGGTAGATTATATTGTTCCTAAGCCAAAACGTCCAAAACATAAAGGTGGATCACGTCTTGTTTGGATAAACAAAAGTAATGAATAATATTTTCATATAAAATAAAAATGATTTGTTTGACTTATTAGAGTTATAAATTTCATATATAAGAAAAGCAATTTTTCTAAACAAAAGATTAATACAAAACAAATGATTCGGACTCAATCTAATCTTAAAGATTTGTTAAATGAAGCAGAAAATGATTCAAAAAAAACTGAAAATAGTAAGAATAAATATAGAAAAAATCTTGAAAAATCAAAAAAGTCTTCTGAAATATTCAAGAAATCCCTTGAACTTTATATTTGTAATTTAGTTGATTTTGAAAAAAATTATATTTGGTCTGATGATACAATTAAGGATATAATTATTAAACACTATTGGAAGAATTCGTATTACGCTCCAGATATTATCAATAGCAAAACTTATATTTTGAATACTCTACAAGAGCTATCTTACAAAGGAAGAATCAATCTAATTTGTTTTCAAAACAAAACCAAAACCAAATATAAACTTTATTTTCTGTCAAAAAAAACCAATATTGTCAAGCCTTCCGAAAATCTACCAAAGCAATGGGAAGCGCAGGTGGCGCGAATTGGAGGCAAGTTTCCTTTATCTGGAGATGCAACGCATTTAACTCCCCTCTGAATAATAGACTATATGCGCCTTTTTTTTGTAACTCAATAAAAAATCATCAATATAAATAGAAATTATTAAAAATAAATTAAATGGATTATATAGAATCGGTTAGTAGCAATAATAATTCTAATAATGAAATAGAATTGTTAAAAAGAAAACTTAGGAATCAAAAAAATGAAACTATAAAACTGGCTAATCAACTTCAAGTTATAAAACTAAATAATGAAATAAAAACAAAACGTTTAGAAGATATTCGTAAGAATTATAATTCAAACTCTCTCAACTTAAACAAACCAATGCGGATTTCAGTATTAATAGACAATGATGATAATATAGAAAATCAAAACAATATTTTTTTTCAAGAAAAAAGTAGAGATTTTATGGAATTAATGAAACTTGAAAAATCCATATTAAACGGACAAATAATTGTTCCTCGTAGAAATATTTTACATTTTTTTAATGACGGTGAATTTTCGTTAGATTTATTGAATCTACAAAAACTTGATAAAAATTTACGTTCACCAAATACTTTGTTTTTATTGAAATATGCTATGGATAATAGTCCTTTTAATTCTTATAGTCGAATTACACATGACGGACAAAATAGGATAGCAATTAGAAATCTAACATGGAAAAAGTATAATTATGCTCAATATTTTGAGACTATATTTCAAAATCCAAAACAATTATTGGATAACGCAATAATAATAGATCCAGGTAGAGTAGCTATTTTGTTTTTTAAAAGAGTTATAAATCTTTTAAATCAAACAAATGTGTATGTATCTAATTTTGAAGGTCATGAAGCAGATTATTTAATGAATACATTATATAATGAATTTTTAGCATATAAAAGGGTGAAACCACTTGACTGGAATAATTATGAATATAGATGGATTGACGAAGAAATAGTTGAAAAAGTGCTTCAAAATGATTGGTATGAGCCTTTATTATTATTACAAAAATGTTTTGAATATTTTGTAGATTCTTCTGAAAGATATACTTGGATTATATATAAAAAAAAAGATGGAACAAAAACTTTTAAAAGAACAAAAAATGTAAAATATTTAAGTGCTGCTGCGAATGATGTATATTTTGCAAGTAAAATTTTAGAAATTCTAGAATATAGTGATCCATTATAAAAATGATTATTAATTATTAATAAAAATAAGTTAATTAGTGAGAAAATTATTTAATATGAAAGTTGATAATCAAATAACTATTGAGACAAATAGTGAAATATATAATGAAGAAAACATTCCAGAAGAATTTCGCTGTCCTATTTCATTAGATTTAATGAAAGAACCTGTAATTGCCGCCGATGGTCATTCTTATGACAAAACTCAAATAAATAGATGGTTTCAAACTAATAACACTAGTCCAAAAACTCGGGATGCTTTGTTATGTAAAAATCTATTTCCAAATTTAGAACTTAGAAATAGAATCAATGATTGGTTAGTAGAAAATGGTAAAGATCCTTTATTACCATATGATCCAAACCCAAGTAATAATATTCAAAGGACTAATATTTCTATCGAAAATATGCGAAGTAATGTGAATGATATTATTAATAGAACTATTGATGTACTTGAAGAAAATGATATAGATTCGGCTATCAATGAAATTCAAGATGAAAGATTTGACACATCATATAATAATAATAGGTACATTATTCAAAGATATTGGAGATCTTTGAATAATATGCGCCCTGATGGCGGATCTATATTAAATTCTTCAGATACAAATGATAGAGAGGATTTAAGAAGATACGGATTAAGATCTGATTATACAAATTCAAGAGTTGGGCCTGAAAATGGAATTTTTCCGGGTCCAAGAATTAATCATGTAAGTCATCAACCATCTATTGAGCAAGAGCTATCTTCGGAAGTAAGGGCAGAAATAAGGGTATTAATGGAGCTATATGTAAGAGATCCCACTATTGGAGAAGCAATCCGACAGTATATGAGTGATCCATCAAATAGTTTTAATGGGCAAGATTCTTTAAGTGAACTAATAGCAAATCAAAATACAAATAATGTTGAAGAAAATGGACAAAGAAATTACCCAGAATTGACTGAAGAGGAACATTTTGACAATCAGTTTGATGAATGGTGGAGAAGTCAGCGTTTTCAGAGGGGGTGGGCAAGTCCTAGAATATTATGTAATTCTTGTGGTCGAGTAAATATTTTGCGATTTGGTTGTAGATTTTGTAATGCGCCATTAAGATTATCTAATAGAGAACGGACTGCAAATAATATTCAACATTTGTATAGTAGTTTAATGCAACTTGGCGTTCAAATTGGTAATGATGTGCAACCAGGAGATTCTAATAGCTCTCAAATTATGAATGTTCAAAATGAAATAAGAGTCTTGAATGAAGAAATTCGTAATATTAATTCGGAATTAGAAGCGGTAAGAGCACTTGCCGCATTGAGGTCTTCATCAACATAAAAATCAAAAAATAATAATTGGATAAATATTCCTTTTTATACATTAAGAATGAGTTAAATAGTATACAAAATATGGTATACGAAATAAAATTAAAGGGGGGATTATGTAACAAATTGTTTTGTCTTTTTAGTGGTGTTGAAGTGGCAATAAAAGATAAAGAAAAATTGTTAGAACCAAATTTTGGATTGACAAATGAAATATTGTTTTCAGATATTTATGACATAGATTTTTTTAATGAAAATATGAGAAAATATACTGGATTAAAAGATTTTATGGTACCAAAAAAGATTTATAATAGTTCAAATAGTTTAATTGTAAAAAAAGTTATAGATGGGAATAAGTTATGGAATATGTCTGAGAAAAATCTGAAGAAACAACGAAACGCAAATATGATGAAAACAAATTGTATGAATATAGTCGTATTAAAATCTCTTAGGCTTAATAGTGAAAATTTGAAATTAGTAAATCTTATAAAGAATATAGAAAAAAAGAATGCGATTCATATTCGGATTGAAAATGACTGGATTCAATATTCTAAAACCAAAAAAGTTATAAAAAATGAAACATTATTAATAAAATTGGAGACTTTGATAAATATTTACAAAGAAAAATGGAATAATAGTGAATTGTTTTTCACAACAGGAGAAAATCATTATATTATATTGGAGAAATTCAAACAAGAAAAAATAGAAAATGGATATTTTTTTAAAGAAAACCAAGACTATGAAATAAATGCTGCTATAAATTTTGAGTTATGTTTAAGATCAAAAAATTTTGTAGGACTATCAAGAAGTACATTTTCTAATTTAGTAACATTAAAAAGATGTTTAAATTGCAAAGAAAATAATTATATATACAACTATAAGGGGCAAATATTATTAAGATTAGATATGGGATTACATCCGAATCCCAAAAATTGTATAAAGAATAAAGTAATATTAGACCATAACCATGAATATGATTTCAATTTTGTCCTTAACAATAGTAACAAATTTCCAGCAATAGGACTTGGAATAGGAAATATGCAAAAAGATCGCATACCAGATGTTATAAAAAATGCGACTTTGATACATGGAATAAAGTTGGTTGATACGAATCAACGTGCAGCCATTACTTGTAATACAGACACTGTTTTACAAAATAATCCTGGATTACAAGTAGTCACAAAGGTGCGTTACACACATCTTGGTTATGAAAGGACTATTCTTGCGGTTGAAGACATGTTAAAAGGTTTAAATGGGTGTTGTGAAGTAACAATGTTGATACATTGGCCGCGATGTAGAGATAGTTGGAAGGAACGTTGTAAAAAGGAAGAGGAAAATCTACCTCAGAGAATAAAGGATGCGGGGCCTCCTCCAATAGAAGACTATTTTGCGTGGAAAGGTTCTTGGAAAGCACTTGAAGAATTTTATATAAATGGAAAACTAAAAAATATTGGAATAAGTAACTTCGATATAAATGACTTAAATGAATTGTTATCTTTTTGTAAAGTTGTTCCACAATTATATCAGGGAAATGCTTGGCAACTTTGGTTTCGGCCAAAGATAATAGATTTATTGAAATCAAAAAATATATTGTTTCAAGCATATAACGTTGTAGACGGTATAGTAAATAGGAAAAGAGAAGCACCAAATGCTTATAAAGCACTTACAAACATAGCGAAATCAAAAAATGCGGATTTATGTACAATAGTTTTGGCGACTCTAAACAAAATGGGAATAGCTACGATTCCTCGTGCTTCGTCTCCAAATCATCTTGAAGCAAATGCACCACAAACAGTATATTCATTAAATATAAATGATAATGAGGCACAAACACTTGACTATGTGATGAAGGCGTTGATGTGTGGAAAAGATCTAGAACGTGAACTGCGTGTATTTGTTACTTTTTCATGTTCCAACGAATCATATATAAAAATATATTGGAAGAATTCTGAAACAGGAAAGGAAGTTTTACAAGGAACCATTAATAACAACAAATGCTTAAGAATCAGCACAAATAATGGACATATTTTCAATGCTTATTCTGAAAAAAATCTATTAAATAGCTTTATTGTGACTGCAAATGTTGGACAAAAGGAGGAGTTTTTTATTACATAAAAATTTATAATTATAGATATTAAATATTAAAATATGAATTTGTATGTACTATGATTTAAAACTAAAAATAAGATTCGACAATTTTAATTTGTGTTATGATGATTATACAAATTTGATGAATATTTTTAATGAAAAAATCAATAAAATCATTAAAAAACATTGTAGTTTTCATACTGCTTCTTGTTTTTCGAATAAATCTTATGTAGAAAAAACGTGTTATGTTAGAGTTCCAAAGAAACATTTAGTATTTTTTGCGAGAGAATTTGAAAATCCAATAGAAGTAATAATACAAAAACAAGTATTAAAATATAATATTTATGATAATTGTATATTTAATTGCTTCAAAGGCGAATTAGCTTTACAAAAATGGGAAACAATTAATAAAAAATATGAAGTATTTGTTAATTTAATGAAGGCTTGACAAGACTAGCTTTACGGATTTTTTCTTTTGGTTACAATATTTGATTTGTTTTTAAGCTTTCTTCTTGTTTTTTTAATAGTTGTACCTTTTTTAGCCAAAGTGTCATCATCTTTTTTATTAAGATTTTTGTTCTTCGATTGAATACCGTAATCATATGCTTCTGTATATGAAAAAAACCATTTTTTATCTTCTTTATCTGTAATTTTGTCAAGATAACGAAATAACATTTCGCATTCTACTAATAAATCGATTGCTTTGATAGAATTATTTTTAGCATAAAATTGTCCTTGTTTTAGTTGTAAATTTTCGTTATATACATATCTAGGATAATTCATGAGTTTAAATTTCTTTGAATTTTTGGTTGTTTCAACTTGTATAATATCATTAATCAATCCAAAAAGCTTTTCTTTTTGTTGGGCTAAAACTTTCCAACCAGATGGTTTTTTGTCTGGTTTACGGCCATCCATAATATAAAAAGATGCTTTGTCATTAATATAATCTAAATATCCAAAGAAATTTCTTCTTGGTGTTTTTGAATTTTTAGGTAATTCAGACTTTTTTAAAATATTGTTAGAATCATTTTTGTCTAAAATATTATATTGAGTATTTATGGCATTAATATTTATAAATCCTTGTATAGAAGATGAAGCATATCTATTTAAAGCTTTAAGAAGTTGTTTATTTGTTAGTGTATTTTGATTGAAAAATAGATATTTTCTATTTTCTGGATCAAGTTTATCTATTAAAACTTCTGCGATTAATTCATTCCTTATTTCTGGAATTTTAGACCAAAAATCGTTACCACTAAATATTAACTTTTGAATAAGATTATCGTAATCTTTAACTAATGATATATCAATATCCTTTTTAAAGCGTTTTTCTTCTGTTTCGGGTCTATTTGGCCATGGAATTATATTCAATGGTACATATTGATTTGATATAGTTAAGGGTATTCCTGAATGAATACCGGTATATTCTGTATGTTGTGGTACAAAAACATAATAATTATCAATTTGATGAATAGTACCTTCAACATTGAATTGATTTTCAAAATTAGAGACTATATGTGGCGAGTTAATAATAATATCGAGAGCAAAATAAATAGATTCTTCATCAATTTCATTATTCCATTCTTGCACATTAGTAACAATATCAATAAGCGAATATTTATCACTAATTTCGAATAGTTGTTGTATTTTTTTCATAGCTTCAAAAATATGCCATTTACTATGTATATTTGGGTTATATGTATCTGAATCTGTTTCTTTTTCATTTAAAATATTTTGACATATTAAACATTTATTATTGTAACCTTCATCAATTATCATTTCATTAGTGAATTTAAATTTTTTTCCTTTACTATCGATAATAAATTTACCAAAATATTGGTTATAGTCAAAAATATTAACTCCTTTAAAAAATTCACAAGTAATACTGTATTCTTGTATAAGTTTTCTGACTTGAATAGTTGCACTACGTTTTTTCATAGCAATTCTATACAAATGCATATCAATAGTTTCGTAATTTATTCCGACTGGGTATTGTGTGGCATGATAAAATATTGTACAATTTTGCTTTTCTCTTGGTAATTCTTTATGTGATTTATTACGAATAGCTCTTCCAACAGCTTGTTCAATTTGACTAAGATGAAAATGGGGTTCCATAATATGAACTTGACGAATCCATTTCAAATCGAGACCTTCACCTCCGGCGCCAGAAGCAATAATAACTCTTATTTTATTTCCAGTTTCATTTCCTTTAGAACGAGCAATATTAATATATTCTCTCATTCTCGTAGTTGCTAATATTTTATTGGATGTAACAACTATATAGTTACCCCTATCTGGTAAATCTTTTCTTGAAATTTTTAGATGATTAAATTTAGAATTAGAGCCATATCCACCATATTTTGAAAATCCTTTTGATTCGAGAGCTAACATTATTGGAATAACACCTGAAGATACAAACTGAGAAAATACAAAAGCAATACCATTATCTTTCATTTCTAGAATATGATTAACAATGGTGTTTGCTTTTGGAGACCAATCATTTAAATTATTTAATATTTTATCATTTAAAGGTGTATATATACCGGATTTTGTAATTTTAAAATGATTTTCTAAACCGGATAAGGCATTAATGTCGTCATCATCATCTTTATTTTTAGAAGCTTTTTTGTACCATCTAACATTATGAAGTTGCATCATTTGCATATGAAAATGATCAATTTTTCCACTATTATTTGAATTTTCTTTTCTTTCATTAATAACATTGAAATGTTCTTTTGACATTCTAGACAAAGTAAGTATACTTGAATTTGAAGATTGATTAAAATATTCCGGATCTATTGGTTTTCCTAGAAAGTTTGTTTTAATATTTTTTGTATTAGAACCTTTGGGGTCTGGTAGTCTTAAAGGAAATGATTCTGGATCACCTCCTCTCAAAAAACTTATTTTTCCTTTAATTGCTCTAATAAATTTTTCTTTTCCCTCTTTTTTGAAAGAAAATCCTTTGTCTTCATTAAAAATTTCTTTTGGATTTAGCTCTTCTATATTGTCATTATTAACTCTAATAAGAACATTAATCATCCATATAATTTCAACTGGATTATCATACATAGGAGTTGCTGTTAAAAATACAATTTTAACATTATTGGCGTGTTTACTAATCATATCTATTGCATCATGACTTTGTTTTTCTCCTTTTTCTTTTAAAGATTGAGAATCAAATTTTCCTCTTAAATGTTGTGCTTCATCTATTATAATTAATGAATCTGAATACTTTTCACGTATTGTAGCTGGATCTTTTTTTGTTTTTTTTTCAACTTCTCTACCAAATTTACCATGTGTTAAAAATGTATAATATTCATCAATTTTTTTATTTAAATTTTCTTGAGTCATATCAGAAGATTCAATCATTTTATTATATGTATTTCCCGTACATTTGAATGAAGTTCCAGGATTTGAAATAGTTCTATAAAATTCGTCTCTAATATTATCACTACACAAAATAACAATTTTTTTTCCATTTTGTATAAGTTCATCTTTAAAATTCTCAGCTATAGAAATGGCGGTACAAGTTTTTCCAGTACCAGTTTCATGATATACGAGCATTCCTTTGAATGGTGTTTTTGGATTAATATAGTTTGATATCCATTGTTGATGGGGAAGTAAGAGGGCCGATTGTTGTGTTCTATTTTTTGAAGGTTGCCAAACATATTTTTTGAATTCTTTTTTTGAGCATGTATTTTTTTCAAATTCATTATCATTTATTGAAGAATAGTATTTTACCATATTAATATGTATTACTTATTTCTTATAAAAAAATATAGGTATTCAGCATGATTACTGATATTATTCGTCTACTATTATTTGCAATAATAATTGTTGCTTTTATTTGTTTTTATGAGAGTGATTATATTATTAAAGAGAGCATGCAAACAAAAGAGACGAAAGATGATGAAAAATTGGATTCTATTGAATCGGTCAAAGAGCGTGATAGTCTAAAAAATTGGTTGAAAAAAGAAGGAACCGAATTGTATAATATAAATTCTACGTCTACGAAAATAACAGACTTAATATCTGAAAATTAAGTACCTGTAGAACCATATCCTCCAATATTTCGACTTGTTGTATTCAAAACAGAAGAAATATCAATACTAATTGGTGATAAATCGGGTGAGCAAAGTTGAAAAAGACGTACCCCCTTTTTTACTTCAAAATCCTTATCGGAAATATTATCAACACATGCAGTAATTTCTCCTCTATATTCATAATCAATAATTCCAGTTCCATTTGACAATCTAAGCGGTGTTTTTGAACCAGTAGAACTTCTTGGAAAAAGCATATATCCACGAGGATTATTATCAACAAATGTTGGTTGGGCTGCTACTCCGAGTGGAATTTTAAATCCAATTGCATTTTTAGGCACAACAATATTTTCTGGAATTGGTAAATCAAAACCAGAATCAGTATTTTTATAATTAGACTTAATTTTAGATTCTAAATATTCTTGGATAAATAAATCATTATTATCTACTTTTGAAATTGGCTTAATTGTTAAATGCATCATAATTATTACTAATATGTTGATTTAGTCTTATATAATTTGTAAAGATTATATGGTTTAAACACACAAAAATATTAATAGATTATAGAAATGTTTAAAAAAAGTGCTAAAGAAGATTTGGAATATAACAAAGTTTCAAGAGAAAATGCTTTAACAAAAACTCCTCTTTTAATGTGTCCAAGATATGATGAGCCTCCTGGTGATGATATTGATGAATCAGATTTTCCACTGGGTTGGAAAGAATTATCTAATTTAGAAAAAGAAGATATTCTTGATTATGAAATGGATTTATATTGGAGGGAAATAATTAAACCAATCAATTGGTGGACTATTTCAACTTTTTTACTTGCATTTACTAATTTACTTTTGTTGTGTTATATTTAGCTTATACACATGTTAATTCAAGTTTTGGTTTTGGTATTTGATCTGAATCTAATAACTCGGTTAAACTAACTTTACCGTCTTGATTAATATCATATTTCGAGAAAAAGTTGTGTACTCTGTCTAATATTTGTTGTTCTGTCATACATTGATTATCATCTAATCCAAATCCTTCAAGCGGAGTACCATCCAATTCGATATTAGCTCCTGTTGCAACAGCTTGTCTATAAAAGTCTGCTAAATCATCTTTTGTTATGTATCCAGTGTTAACATTATCAAAATTATTTTCAAACCATGTTCTAAGTAAAATATATGGCTCCCATGATGCTAACAAGGCGTTAACAGCACCTTGTGAATTGGCACCATCACCATATACAGCAATTTTGCGATGGTCATCATTAAATGGAGGATTTTCACTATTTTTTAATTCTAATGCAAGTTTTGCAAAAAGCATCGATAGTTCAATCTTATTTGGATAATCTCCAGTATCTCCTGTAAAAATGAAAAATGCTATAGCATTTTCTAAATTAGTAATAGCTCTGTTTCTTTGATTAACATAATCTTCTGAGGCACCATCTGGTGATAATTCACTATCATAACAATATTTAACATCAGAGTTACCAATCACATTAACAGCTCTACTTCTAAGTTCGGGTACTTTACATTTTAATTTTATAACCATTTGTGCAATGTTTTTGAAAAATTGTTTTTCTTGTGGTAATCCAGATAAATCCTTTACTGCCCAAGAGTCTCTACCTCTGAATATGTATCCAATTCTATGATTTGAGGTATTATCTTTTTTGAAATTTCCTTCTCCTATATTATATCTTTTACAACTACCGTCTCCTAATTCCCATGCGTTACACGTGGGGTCATTAGTACATATTGAACTACATCCAACTGGTGTTGTAGTACTTGAATCGGTAGAATGACCTAAATCTGTACCCCCATCTATTCTACCAAAAGTTTCTTCATCATTACCTTGAGGTAGATTGGGATTCATACCATAAGGGCGTTTTACAAGAAGAGAAAACTCAGCAAAATGTAAAAAGGCATATCTTGATTCTTTATATTTTGCAAGAGTAACTAATTTATCGGAAGACTCTGGTAATTCTTCTGTATCAATATAACTTTTTACATTATCTATATTGGAAGAGCCAGTATCAACTTTAATTCGGATAAAATAACTAGCAAGACAAAATAGTAATATAAGTGCAACTATTGTCAACCACATTACTTAAAAAAAGATTTTTTTTTGTTTTTTTCATTTTTCTTTTAGTTTTTTCATTTTAAATACATATTTTTGAATACCTCAATAGAATATACAGGTACACCAAGGCCAACGGCTTTCTTTGATTTACCACTTAATTTTGCAGGGTCTTTGCTAATTACTGCAAATGTTTTACTATTTACAGAATTAGATATTTCTCCTCCATTTTCAACTATTTGTTTCATTAAATTTTCATCTTTTCCTCCAGTAAATACAATTGATTTTCCATATAGATTACCATCCTTTTTATGTACAGGATCATTTAATGAACTATTAACTCTATTTTCATATTTTAGTCCAATGTTATTGGCAAATTGTTTAAATTTCTCTAATCCTTCTACAAATTGAGTTGCGGTTTTTGTAGAAAATCCTTGTACTGATTTAACAGATTCAATTAATTCGGTTTCATTGTCATCATTTATCAAAATATCTGGATATTTTTTGAATACTTCTTTGATCCTTTTCTCACCCAATCCACGACCAAATGTACCTGATAATCCCATTAATTTTTCAATAGGTACTTTCTCAAAATTGTTTTTCTTAATATCTTGAATACCATTGTAAATTTTTAGTGAAGATTTTTCCTTAAATCCATCAATATTAAGAATATTATGTATTTTCATTGAAAATATGTCTGGAATTGTCTTATAACCAGCATTACCAAATTTTTTCAAATTACCAATACCAAGTCCATCAACTCCAATACCACTGAAGAAAGCTAATGCCAGTTTTTCACGAGATTCATCATCTTTTGGAACAACAATATCAACCTTAGTTGCAGTCCACTCATATTCTCCTTCTGGCATTGATGCCTTTTTTGCAGGTTTAATTATTCTTTCAATATAAGGAATTACATCCCCTCTACGTACGACCTCAACTATGGCACCTTTACCAATCATATTTGATTCAATAAAACGTCCATTTTGTCCTGATATATTTGATACAGTTACACCGCCAATATGAATAGGTTCAATCTGAACAACCGGTTTTTTCAAACCATGTTTACTTGTGGTCCATGTTACCCCGGTTACTGTCGATTCTTTTGTTTGATCTGATAGCACCATTTTGAAAGCGACTGAATGTTTTGGATTACTATTTTGTCTTTCAAATATACCATCCTGACTAATAATAATACCATCAATAGAATAATCATCATTTTTTCTCCATTCTTTTAGAGTATTGCTTGATTTTTCAACACTCATAACCTTATTTTTTTCACTATGAACAACTTCAAAACCATTCTTCAAAGCAAATTCCATCTGAGCTGAAGGAATTAATGAAGGTTCAATGACTTCATATACCACAAAATGTGTATACTTTAATTCTTGTTTATTTACTGTTTTTCGTGTTACCAAACCACTTACCATATTACGAGCATTTGCTTTTTGAGATGAGAATTTTTCCTCAAAATCAGAATCCTTAATTATTAATTCTCCGCGAACAACATAGTCTATATTTTTTGTGTCTTTTAATTCAGGAATTGATGAAATATATGGAATTAAATGACTAATATCCTGACCAACACTACCATTTCCACGAGTATATAATTTTTGTTGATTATTTGATTTTACAAGTAATGCACTTACACCATCCAGTTTAGCACTTACAACATACGGACCCTTATATTTTGCCAACCATTTGTCAAGAGACTCTGGTTTTACCTTATCCATTGACGGCATAAAGAATGGTAAACTTACCTTTTTACGTGATTTTACTGGAGCACCAATTTCTTTTAGAACCGGATGATCTGGTGCAATTTCCTCAACATAATCTCGCAAAATATCAAATTCAGTATCAGTCATTATAGGACTGGAATTATAATACGCATCACTTGCACGACGAATCAATTTTACCAAATCTCCCAAATCCATATTCTTGTAATTATTGTTGAATTGATTACCAGTATATTTCATTTTAATATATTAGTTTGTTTATTTTTATCTTAATTTAAAATTAGAATCATTTTTATACAAAAAAATGAATTAGTTTTTGCTTTGCCAATAGTATTAGTAAAATAATTTAAAAGGAATAATATGGCTAATCAAAAAGTATGGAATTCAGAATTTGTAAATGCTTTAAACGAACTTGAAATGATTTCAAAAAATAGGGGAAATATATGGGGGGCAAGAGCATATAAATCGGCATCAGATGCTATTCTAATATCAAATGTTGATTTATATGATGTAAACCAATTACAAAATACGCCAAAAATAGGAAAATCTATATTAGAAAAATTGAACAGTCTTGTAGTAAATGGGAAAATTGAAGAAATTGAAAAAGAAAAATCAAACCCTTTACATCAATTTAGTAAGATATATGGTGTTGGTCCCAAAAAAGCATTAACGCTTAGTGAAAAAGTTAAATCTATTGATGAACTTCGGAATAATCAAGACTTATTGAATAATAAGCAAAAAATTGGATTGAAGTATTATGAAGATATTCAAAAAAGAATACCAAGAAAAGAAATTGATGAATATAATAAAGTTATTCAAAATATTGTAAAAGACTTAAAAAAATTAGATAAATCTTTTGATGCACAAATTGTAGGAAGTTATCGTAGAGGGGCTTTATCTTCTGGTGATATTGATGTCATAATTACAAGTGATGATAAAAAATATTTCGATAAATTTCTCGAAAAAATAAAAAATGATAATATGATTTTAGAATATTTAGCTAAAGGTGAAAAAAAGAGTCTTGTAATTGGAACATTAGCTAAAAAAGATAGTATTCCAAGGAGACTGGATTTCTTATATAGTCCGCCAAAAGAATATGCTTTTGCTATATTATATTTTACGGGATCAAAAGCATTTAATATTGTAATGAGAAGACATGCGTTAAAGCTTGGATATTCATTGAATGAACACGGATTTACTCCAGAAGTTTTACAAAATTTCAAAAAAGAAAAAGATATATTTGATTTTCTTGAGTTGAAATATAAAACGCCTATTCAAAGAAAAAGTGGATTGGATGTAATAAATGATTCATCTTAATTAGGTAATTTTACACCATAACGATGAACCGCAGAATGACAATTTGAACACAAAACTACAAAATTATTCAATGTATTATTTGTTCTATTGTGATCAATATGGTGTATTTCGTGGGGAGTCATATTATTAAACTCCTTTTTACACATTAAACATTTATTATTTTGAATTTGTAGCATTATTCTTTTTCCTTTTCTTTTATCCATAGTGTTTGGCAATAATGCTTTTATTCCCAAAAAAAATAAATACAAAAACTGTATTATACGCATTAACTTAATTAATTAATTAAAAGTATTTTACGATAATTTAAGGTGGTGAATTCTTATTTATAATATCTCTTTCAATATTTTTTTGCTTTGCTTTCATTATTTTAAGACTAATATCTATGGCACCTTTGGGATCATTACCATTCAAGGTTGAAGAATAATTCGGAATCAAGTTTTTCTTTGCCTTTTCTAGAAGTTCATTACACGTTAACATATAAACATATGTATATTTTTTACATTACTTCTAAATTAAAATACAAATTAATTAACAAAATTCCACCAATTAAGGCATTGTCGTATTCTCCACCAAACAATTCTGCAAATCCTATCAATATTGCTAATATAATTGATTTTCTTAACGCATAAACACTTAAAAAAATCATCAAACTCCCTTGAAGTGTTTTTTCATTCCAAATAAATATTTTTTTTGACAAATTTGTTGTTCTTCCAACCATTGCACCCGCCGGATCTGATATAAAAAAAGGTAATGCTTTTATGTATACTTCATTCGAATTATTAATATTTTGAATAGACCATACAAACAAAAACATAAGCCAACATTTTATACCAGTATCTTGTATCAAACTTTTGTTATATTTTTCTATACCTAAACTCATTTTTGGCAATAAATTTTTCGAAATAATAACAAATCCAGTTACTATATGAGCTATTGTTATTGGTTCTAATGATAAAGCTAAACATCCTACTCCCATGTGAACTATTTTTCTACAAAATATTTTCCATATTTTAGGACTATTTGGATTAATTGAATAATTTTTAATACATATTATATATAGAATTATTGAAACGCCAATTAAAGCATCGATTAGACTAACCTTTTCATTCTTATTTAATAAAATATTCCAAGTTAAATAAAAATACAATATTCCACATGCAAATTCACGATTTTCGAATATATCAATACGATGTAAAGCATATGAACTAATAATACTTATCAAACCCACTTGAATCGGAAACACATTGAATGGTACAACTCGAATCCCAATTCCGATAATCCAAAAGAATGATATAAATATCTTAAGATAATTTCTTATTGTTGTTTTATCAAATAAAATGGGTAAAGTTGTTATTTTGTTTGATTTATCTTCTTCTATATCATTTATATCAAGTAATATTTCTCTTATAAGATTCAATAATGAAAATGGTATACTAATAATCAATGCATTAGAATAATTAGAATGATTTTTTACAAAAACATAAACTGGAATAAAACACATATATGCAACTGTACATATATTCTTTATAAAGACTATTCGTTTTAGTATTGGTGTATAAGCAGTAACAAGACAATATATTAAAAACGCATTTAATGGATAATCAAGTGTTTTACTTACTAAACTTAACAATATATTCAAACAAATATATATTGTTCCAAAAAATATTGTACAAATAAATAGCTCTTTTTGATTCAAACCAATTTTTTCAGGATTATGTTTATAATCATTCTCAAAATCAAAATAATTATTAATTAGCATACCATAAACAAAGCCAACACATGATAAACTTAAAAAAACTATATCTTCGTAATATATTTGATTCCAATAATTATAACATAATGGTAAAAAAATTATAAATATAAAAGGGATTCCATCAATTCTACTGGACACTACAAATTGATTCACCTTTTTCTTCAATTTATTATTCATTATTCTTAATTAAATAGTCATATGTTTACGTAGTGTTTAATTAAATCTATTGTATTTTATTATAAACAACTCATAAAAACAAAAATGATATACTTGTTTGCCTTATAAAGTCATTTTAGTAGAATAAAATGAATTTAGAAACAACAAAATTGCCAAAAGATGTAATAAGTGAAATCAGACAATTTATTGTTCCACATCCATTAACACTTGTCTTAAAAGACGGATTATCTTGGATAATTAATATGAAAACTATTAAAAAAGAATTAACTTATAACGAATTTTTAGGAATACAATGGGGAAGTTCTTGTGATTATTATTATCTTCGTTCTCCCATTAAACATGTTATAAATACTAAAAAACATAAAGAATTAAAATTATTTCATATTTTGAATAAAATGTTAAACAATAGCAAACTTTGACTTTAATCTTTATTATATGAAGGAGTATAAGTAGGACCTTGTGTCGGATTATATGTTGGATTATGACTAGGAATTGGTGTTGGACTATAACTAGAACTATGTTTAACTATTGGTTTTTTTGAGGGAATTGGGCTTGGAACATATGAAGGACTATATGATGGCTTCATTATTGGCTGTTTTGAGGGAATTGGACTTGGAACATATGAAGGTTTATAACTAGGAATTGGTGTCGGATTATATGTTGGAATCGGACTTGGAATTTGTGTTGGCTTATAACTGGGTTTTGGTGTTGGTCCATAACTTGGTCTTACACTCGGAGAACATGTTGGTCCATATTCATCAAACATTTTGTCACACGTAGGTGACTTTGATGATGTCGGTACATATGTTGGATTTTTTGATGGTTCATTTGTTGGTTCATGGGTTGGATGATAAATCAAATCATGACCAGCTTTTACCATTTCTATATTTCCTTTAAAATTTACTATGAAATATAGAAATTGTAAGAATCTCATAATATTATTAATAATGAATAACAGCTTAAATCATTTTCTAATATTTTTTTATATTTAGAATTCATAGAATCATATAAAATGAACAGCAATAATAACTATAACTAAAAAAACAGCAACTCCAATTCCTATATTAGCCTGAAGACTGTACCCTCTATAATCTTCTTTTACTTGAAACAAGTAAGGCCAATAGAAAAATACCATAATTAATATTGTGACTAAAATTGCGAATAATAAACTATTTGTTTTTTTATCCATTATATTTATAAGTATCTATTATATTTTTGAACACAAACCGTTGGTTTATTTGTTTTAGCTTTAAATGCGGAAGGATCCCATTCTCGGTCGTGTTCTGAATTTGGTGCAGTTGGTCCGGTATAATTTCTATAATTATAGTTCCAAATTTTTTGACTACCTAATCTAAAGGGAGGATGACTTGACGCTTTATACCAAAAAACTTGATCTTCTATACGATTGCTTTTTGCATTATTATTGATAACAAGACATTCATAATCTTCAGTACATTGATCCATAACAGCACAAAAAACTTCAAAACAAGGAAACATACCTGCATAACAATCATAAAGACGCTTTCTATTTTGAACAATATTTTCTCTTAATATAAATACATAATCAATATTTGTTCTTAAATTTGGAGGAATACCGAGAGCATATTGCATTGTGATAATAAAAAACATTTTGAAATGTCTACCATTCATGAATAAAGAACGGACATATTTTGATTTTGTCCAAGAATTATCATAAAGACAATCATCCAATATAAGAAATGCACTTGGATTAATATTATGTCCACCAATTTGCTTTTTTTTGTGTAATAATTTTTCTTGTCTCATTAAAATGCGTTGTACTATATCTTCACTGTATTCATTATGAATAAAAATTGGTGGTACCATGTCGCCATAAAAACAATTTGCGGCTTCTGTAGCCGATATAACAGTTCCAACTGGAATTTTTTGGTGGTGCCATAAAAGATCTTTACAGAGGAATGATTTGCCAGTGTCTCTTTTACCAATCATAACAACAACCTTATCTGCTGCAATTGAAGACATATCAAACTTCTTTAATTGTAGTCTCATGACTTGCTATTGATATTGTATTTTTTTTTAAAATTGAATATTGAACGAAATATTTTGTATAAAAATGATAATATAATAACTATAAACTATTATTTTACTAACAAGGGAAAATATGAATGGTGAATTATTGAGAAAAAATTCAATTAACATCCTTTCTGAAATTATTAACGATGAATATATTACTCGAAATTTAGAACGCGGAATTTTTAATTATACAATTTGGCGTTCTAAGAAAAGACACCAGCCGTGTATTTGGGATAATAAACTATTTGCAGATACATATAGAAATAAGCTAAAACAAGTATGTGCCAATCTAATACCAAATTCATATGTTGGTAATGTGTCTTTGATCAAAAGATTGAAAAATGGAGAGTTTAAACCACATGAAATAGCTTTCGCAAATCCATGTTTATTATATCCTGAAAGATGGGAAAAAATTATTGAAGAAAAGAAGAAACGTGATGCGGCGGTTTCAGAAATTGATAGCTCTATTGCAACAGAGCAATTCAAATGTGCTAAATGTGGTGGAAACAAAACAACATATTATACAATGCAAACAAGATCCAGTGATGAATCAGAAACAATTTTCATAACATGTCTTGGATGTGGTAGGAAGTGGCGCAAATAGATATATACTAACTATTATGAACCCCGATAATAGTATAAAAAGTGTGGTAAAAGATTTGATTCAAGAATATATAAAACCTAAATATCCCATTTATAGAGTTAAATATGTACATTCATATGTTGTGGGTTCTTCTGAAGAAGATTATTTAGATAATCCAGAACCCCCATATAAAATACGCTCAAGAGTTGTATGTAGATTAATGGAATGTAAAATGTGTACAATATTGGACACATGCCCACATGGTTTCAAAAAAATGTGTATACATAATCGTAGTTATTGTATTTTTCCAGATACTGTAGCTGAGTTTTTAAATAATGGTTATGTTTCTGATTATGGAGATGAAGCAGATCATGTTACAATTATTCAAATAGAAAGAGTGGCCTAAGCATAACATTCATTACTACAAAGATATAATCCAGAATATCCAATCATTTTCCATGGATATAAAACCTTATTACATAAATAACATCTAAAATCAACATATTCACAAATATTTAAAATTAACTCTCTTGGCAAATCCCTTTTTTCTCTTAACAAATCAGCTATATTTCTTTCTAATTCTTTCTGTTTTTCTATATTGCTAAATTTAGGAATATCGGGACTTATATTACCATTTGCACGAATACGTAATGCTCTCATAAAAAAACGTTGACGTTTTACATAATATAAAGTACTATCTAAATAAGTTTCACTATGTAATGTCTTTTTTTCAGAATATTTTTGACTATTATTAAAACGTAATCCATATAGTTTTGCTGATTCAAAAGAACAACATGCTATTCTGTCATTTAATCCACCATTCTTTGCCCATGGAGGTGTAAACACAATACCAGCTTTTTTCTTGTTATTATTTATTGGGAATTGTTCACAAGTCTTTATTATTTCTATATCTAATTTGTCAACGTATAGTAAATCGGGTCTAAGAAATAGATATGCATCATCTTGTCTTTTTATCGCAATTTCGCTTACAATTCTTAAACTATTCAATTGACATAATAAATTTTTTAAACTTTTATATTTAACAGTTTCATTAGTGTGATCCCATGGGTCACCATGACTTATATAATCTTCAATTTTTATTGAATTCAAAAAATTTTCTTGATTTGTTACTTTTATTGTAAGATTTTTTCCAATTTCTTTTGTTACTGATTTTAGTAAATTTAAGTCACTATTGTGGTCTAATTTTGATTTATTTTCACCAGAACGTTCGTTCGTTAATTCATTCAAATCATAAGTATGAACATATATTTGAAATGGTATATTTTCATCGATCAAAGGTTTAAATATGTTTTTTTTTAAAGATTTCATAGTTTTCTTTAAACTTCTTGTTAATCCATAAAATATTATTGTTACTGGCATAAAATATTTATATGAAAAAAAAACCATAAAAATGATTCAAAAACTGTTTACAAATGCAATTCGCAAAAATGGCTCTTGTAATTGATTGCGAAACAACCGGTTTACCTGTCATTGGTGGTGGTGGCCATTTTCTTCCACCTAATGAAACTAAATATTATGAATGTTCACGTGTAATAGAGCTGGGATATGGTATATTATCAAAAAAAAACAATACTTTAAATATTAAAAATCAAAAATCGATGCTAATACTTCCAGACAATTATGTTATCAAAAACTCAAATATACATGGTATTGAACAAGAGATGGCTATTGAAAAGGGAAAACCAATTAATGAAATTTTTGATATATTCTCAAAAGACTTAGATAAAGTTCATACTGTTTTGGCTTATAATGCCGATTTTGATGTAAATGTTTTGCTTTCTGAAGCCTATCGTTACAAACGTTTTGACTTTATCAAAAAATTTAAACAAAAAAAATTTATTTGTGTCTTGAAACTTGCAAGGAAAAAACTTAAGCTTAATAGTTATAAATTAATTAATGTATACAATACTTTATATAAAAAAGATGTAAAACAAAAACATAGAACAGAAGATGATGTTAAATTATGTTCAGAAGTATTCTTTAAAATGAAAGAATCTAATTAGATTCTAATTCTATTTCACAAGCATTTACACCAGTTTTACTATATGATTCACCATTTGTCTTTTTTTTATAACAATAATACCCTAATCTATTTTTGCGTAACCCCATTAAATATGGCATTGTTGTTATATCACGAATCAAACCATATACCATTACCCAGGCTATTACTTCACCATAATATTCTGTATTTTCAAAAGATAATGCCGCTATAGCAAGAGCCAGTCCAGGACTTCTACGAGTACTTACAAGAACAATAGCATCTTTCTTTTTCTCCTCAATATTACAAATTGGTATATAAGCCAAAGATAATTGACCAAATATTTTTAACAACATTGCTCCATAAAAAGTATACGGATTACTCGATGTCATTGATTCAATATATGATAAACTTGCCAAATAAGATATTAACGCTATAGTCATTAAAAAGATAGCAGTCCGTTGAAAGTATAATCCCATTTTATCAACCTTCTGTTTATCAAATTTCTGACGAACTTTATAACCAATTCCAACTAATAAAAGAACATAACACATCAAACCAAGCATACGTTCAAATGGTAGAATAATATTGTTATTACCTACTGTATTTGTAATCAAATTATACAATTTTACCAAAGCTGTGAATATTAATGGTGTAAAAATAATACTTTGAACTAATGATGCCATCGATAATGCTATCGCAAGAGAAACATCTCCATTAACAGTATAAGTTGTTACACTGGCAGTTCCTGTTGCAGGGGTTACAGCTACTACAAACATACCATAAACTTGAGATATACGTGGTTTAAAAGATATTGTTATTAATAATGCAATTATTGGATCAACTATATATTGATGGCAAAAAACGTTTAAAAACAGTTTTGGATGTTTTATGTCTATTTCTTCATATTTTATTGTAGTACCCATTTTTATTAGAATAGTTGTTAAAGCTCCTATTAAACTAATTGTAAATATTAACAAAAAATCAACCATCCCCCCCTTATAAATCTAATTAATCAGCCTATCCTTATTTTGAATTTATAGAATCCGATTTTCTGTAAATTTTATATATGTATCAGGAAAAAAAACTTATTTTACCAATTACCAGAATATTGAAAACATACGTAGAATTACAAGCTATTAGAACAAATATATTTCTACTTTTGAATATTGTTTTATATGCCAGAAATTTTTCTAAAGCTTCTACATTTTATAATAATTTCGAAACTAATCAAAACACATATGACTCTGAAATAGACTTAAAATCTTATTTTATATATGAATTCATTAAAAATCAAAACAATATAGATACATTTTGTGAATATAAACTGGATATCAATAAAAAAAATTTGTTAGATAAATATTGTACTTCTTTACAAATTTATCACAATATATTTCTTATTTTTGAAAATTATTTTGATAAAAATACACATAAGTCTCTAAATAAAAATAAATTGGATAAAAATATAATTCATAATAATCATAACCATAATTCAATTGGTATAGTAACTTCTAATGATTTTATTGATATATCTACTTTAAACGGAATTGACTTAAAATATATTCTTAAAAAGTATAAAAAAAAATATATTGGACAAAAATCTACAATTAGTATTCATAATATTTCAAAAAAACACAAAAATATTATAGAAGAATCTATTAAATATACTATTTGTAATCAGCTAATTGTTAAAAAAATCAACAATAAAACAATTATGAATAATAAAAAAGAAGAAAAAATTTTAAAAGCTTTATACAAAAAAAAACATTTCCCAGTAATACTCTCAACTAAAGATAATTCTCTCATAATGTCATATTGTGGAACAAAAATTAACAACTATAATATACCATCTGATTGGAAAATACAAATTAATGAAATTATAAAATCTCTAAAATCAGCAAATATTACAAAAAATAATATGTGGAAGAACAATTTTTTAGTTCACAATTCTATTATATATATTATAAATTTCAATAATAGTTCCGATAAAATTGAATTTCCTTACCAAAATATTAGTGAATCTGATATTGAATATTTTGATAACTTTTTATTATTATTGGGTAATGTTTATAGACGTTCTATTAAATTATAAATATTTGGATTCATCTCCATCTTTTAGTGGAGATTCTGTTATTTTTATTCCACAATATGGTTTAGGCGAACTTTGATAATCAACTGGTTTATATAGTTTCCATTCAATTGCATGGGCCAATATAAATCTAAAATTTTCCCAAAACTCTTTTTTATGCCCTATTGAAATAGTCATAATATGTGCCATTTCATGTAATGCCACAAATGTTATTGTATTTACGTCTCCTAATTTCTCTTTTTCTCCTTTACCTCTAATACAAAGTACGATACGCTCTCCTTTATTAATACTATAACTTGTCGAATTCATTGCAGGTAAAGCTTCACGAATTTCATGTTTTCTAAATCTTTTTACTAATAAATTAACTCTATCATCAGATTCACCATATTTTTTTGTAAACTTTTCCACAACACTATTTAAACGCTTACTAACTTTTGCCAAAAGATCTGCAGCATCTTCTTTATTATCTAAGTTTCTTACTACATATATTTTGTTATCGATTTTGGATCGGACGTATACCAATTTAGGATTATACCAAGCATAAAACATATATGCTACTATTGACACAATTGCGATTGTATATAACAGTTCGTACATGAATTATACATATATTATTTGTTAAATCTGAATTTGTAATACTATTTTTTCGTATTACAATAATTTGTCTTTGTATTATATACACACTTATCTGAATTCTCTGATTTAAGAACTGTTTTTACACATCTACTTTTTGTTGGCTTTTCACGTTTTAAAAACTTACAAAATTTATTATTATCTTGATTCAAATCTTTTTTCATTACACATCTATTATTAGTATTTAATTCACATTTATCAGATTGTTTTGATGGATCATCTGTAACTTGACACTTTTGACGAGCTTTAGTTGGTTCCCAAGCACAATATTTTACTTTAGACTTCGATTTTTTTTTTGATACTGCTACTTTTGATTTAGCTGGACTTGGAGCTGGAGCTGGAGCTGGAGCTGGAGCTGGAGCTGGAGCTGGTGGGTCATTATTTTTTGCTATCTTTGGAGATATTCCAAGTGTTTTGAAAAATTCAGTAGATAAATCTTCATCACTAATATTGAATACAATATTTGAAGATTTTGTAAAAAAGATGGGATAAAAATCATTATTTACTTCATAAAATAATAAATTATATTGAAAATCTTTATTTGTAGAACGAATGGTTGCATTACCATTTATGTTTAATATTATGACACGAGAATTTGTATCATTACCAATTTGTATCCAATTTCTACTATCATGAAGTTTTTTTATTTTTTCTTCTGTAGAAACATGAGCTATTTTAGATATGTAATTATATTTATCTTTATGTGAAACATATCTAAAATCTCTATGTAATTTCAATTGCCAAGTTTTTGAAAGTCTAATTCCGGTATCACTTAAAGAATAGTTACTTGTATCCATTAAAACATCTAAATTATCAGGATTGTAATATGGAATATATTTTTCATAAATACTTTGTCTTTTTTGATTCATTATGTAGAAATTCTTACTTTCATTGTCACTAAAAGTTTTAGTATCTGGTATTTTTTTGTTAGTTTCTAAAGTTGCAAGAAATATGGGGGTTTTACCAGTTTTAATGTCTTTTCTTCGAACATAATTGTATTCATATTCTTTCAATAATATTTTTAAATAGTCATCCAGTCCATCATTTTTAACATTTTTGGAAGCATTTTTGATAATTTCTTTAATTTCATCCAGATTTTTATTAGTAAGATCAATTTTATCCTTTTTAATATTTTTGGAAACATTCATACAAAATTTATCGTATTTTACCCAATAATCATTGAACTGTTTAATGTATTCTTTTCTGTTATCTTTAGTATTTGTTGAAATGTTTTCACATTCATAAATAGGACGTTTACTTAATTTTAATTTAAATTTATTGGCATTTGGTTCTGATAACTTAATTGGTATTAATGTATCAGTTTCTAATATAATTCCATTAATTTTATTTGATTGTAAATCAATTGTATATTGTAAAGGTTTTGTATTCATTTTGTTTTTGCTTAGCATTTCATAAAATGAATATGTTTCATTTAGGTTAGGAAGATTGTCACAAGGTATTTTGTCATATATTTTCAAATCCGTTAATATTGATCTTGGATATATTGGTACGAAAAATGTTTTATTTTCATATTTGATTAATAATCCAACAATTTGATACTTTGAATTCATTATTTGTCCATAAGGTTCAATTTTCATCTTCTTAAGAATATTTTTGACACTTAATTGTTGAATTCCTTGTATACCCTTATTAGTAATATTAATACTATATGGTAATGAATTAAGTTTATAATTGTTCTTTCTTAAATAATTAACATATTTATCTTGTAATGAAGTTCCACAATGCTGTCTAAGAGGTGCTACACTATTCCATGCTGAACTTGATATACCATTAGAATCTGTGTTTGATTTATTTGGTAAAGAATCAAACAATAGTATTTGTTCTTTTCTTTTTTGAGAACTATTAATTTTAATACAAGGTTCATAATAAAACCGACCATCATCCATTGTATAAAAAATCAAAAAAGCAGTTTTATTATTAATATTTTCTTCATCATAATGATAATAAAATGATTCTCCATTAGGAGGACAAACATAATTTGCTTCATTACCCGTTTTTTTATCAGTTTTAAATAAATATAGATTTAGTCCATTTTCCCACAATACTCCAGGATAACACATTATAGGCCACATTATATTATGGTCATGTTCAAGTGATGTATCGTTGATAAAATCACAAAAATTAGAATATGCAAGATATATTTGTTTCATGTATTTTTCATCTATAGAATCTTTAATTGATTGTGATTTGTACCATTTTTGATAGTTTTGTTCGTTAATATCTCTTTTTGCTGAAAATAATCGTACTAAATAACCATCACAAGTTTTCAAAAATTGCTTTGCATTAAATAAACTATCTATCATTCTTTCTAAAACAATATTCACATTTGTTCCATATAAAACACTAATTGCTTTAATAAATGGATTTTCTAAAGATTTTTCATAAATACCATATCTTAAAACAAATGAATTTTTGCTTTTTGGCATACTTCCCGATTTTATATCAATAGAATTACCAAAAAATTTATGCATAACATCTGGTAAATCACTAAAACGCCCCTTTTCTAAATTAAAACGGTCTTTACCCAATATATATACAGATGAATCGGAAGTCTTGCGTGAAACATTCGATATTTTTTCCTTTTTTCTTTTACATGGCCATACTTTCAAATCATATTTTACTGGAGTCAGATTAATCTTTTTTCCTGTTTGGTTTGAGTCATTTCTTATAGTATAATCGTTAGTCTTACATTTTGGACATCTATCTTGTTTATCTAACTCATTAAGTCGAAGAGGCAACATACATCCAACACATATACATTCACATGACAAATACCAAACATTTCTGTATTCTAAAGAATCTAATATACGTGGATTATCCTTTTCTTCTGGATTATTAATTGTCCATTCTTTTAATATTTCTAATAGTTTTTCCCATTCAGCATGATTAAAAGCTATCGGATGAGAATCGGTTGGTGAACAAGAAGTGCTAAACTCTATTCTTCCACCTTTTCTGGAATCTGGTTTACCAGATTCACTAAATTTCATATTAAACAATTCTGGATCATAATATTTTAGTCTTTCAGAACGATAAGTTCTAATATTAGAAGCCTTATTCTTAGCAGTATTCCACCCTGCCGGAGGAAGACCAAAACGAATTAAAGTTGTATCTTTTTTAGGTATTTTTGGTCTTTCTTGACTATATAAACTATACCACGATTTGTCAGTCTTTTGGGTGTTTGGATCATCTTCTTCATCAGAATCATCGGATATATCATCTATGTTATTATCATTCTGCGACTTATTATCTGAATCAGAATCTGAATCAGAGTCTGAATCATCAGAATCATTGTTTAATACAATATCATCATCAACATTCGCTATTAAAGCATCTAAATCAGAATCAGAATCAGAATCATCAGAATCATCAGAATCATTGTTTCCAGTTTTTATTGTTTTTTTGTTTTTTGACTTATCGTTTCTATGTAACCAAAAAACTTTTCTCATAACATTTATTGCAAACTCTATTTCTTCCAAATTATTACCATTATGAATAATCTTAATGTACTCAGAATCATATCTAAACTTAATACTATATCCTAAACTTGGGATATTTTCATCATAATTTGGTGAACTTTGCCCGGATACAGGTTTTCTGGAATATCTTAATGTTTTGTCGTTTTTTAAGTTTTCTATTTCGTCATTAACATCTTCGTCTGATATCATAAATAATATTCCAAGTCTTTCAATAGTATTTTCAATATTTTTATCTTTTCCATAAAATGAATATATTTCATTTGTAATATCTACTCGATTTTTAAGATAATCACTTATTTTTATAAAATTTATCTTACCTTCATTCGATATATCGGAATTTGATACAGAAAAGTATGGTATATATTTGCTAAAAATATTATTTATATCTGAATTTATATTCACATTTTTTTTTAGAATTGTTCGTGATTTTATTAATCTATAATTAATTTTTTCATAAGATAAATACTTGAATTGCTTAGTATTTATATTATTTATTGGTTTAACAACCCAATCAATAATATTTTTATATATTGATTTCCAATTTTCACGTGTTATACTTCCAGAGCACCTAACTGAAATACCCGAATTTTTATATATTGTTACTTGAATTATGTTTTCGTTACTCATAAATTTAAACTGAAGATTCTGCTCTTTATCATCTTCTTGTTGCCATTTTTTCCAAAACTTCTTTTCCATATCTTTTTTTAAAGCTGGTTTATATATTTTTGTTTTTGATTTTCCTTTTGTCCCAAGCTTTGAAAGAGGTACATTAATATTTAAAGGAAAACGTTGAAATATTTTTTCAAGATCTAAATTCAATCCTTTATTTTGATTCGATAAAACAATATCAGCAAAAATCATTGTATGTACAAGTCTTTTTATCGGTAAAACCTTTTCAGAAATATTCAGACTTTCTATTTTCCCAATAATAGACGCATTTTCTTTTACGTTTTTTATTTGCGATTTATTTTTAATTACTTTACTTAAACTAGAATTATCGTTTTTTTCTATATATTCGCTTACCCAATTTGCTGTATCTTTTTTATTTTCTAACCTATTTTTGAGTTCAAATATTGTTGTAAATTTAAATCCTTTCTCTTTTTCAGTAAATTTATATAGTAAATAATCATCATTCTTAGTATCTGAAAAAACGTCTTTCTTTCCATTTTTAATAAATGGGCTACAATTATCATCAACCCATAAATATAAATCATTCAAAGAAATTAACTTTTTTAAAACATCTTCTCCAACATATACACATAGTTTCTTTTTTAATTGAGATACTGTATCAAACTTACTTATTATATTTTTTTCACTAAACAATGAATTAATTGATTTACCATTATTTTTCCAGTCATAGTAAGTTACATTAAAGTCTACCATCCTATGTTAATATAAGATTTTATTTAATAAATAAATAAATCATGTATTAAAATCAGTTGGTAACAAATTATCTTCATTATTATTTGTATTCACTGTTTCTTCGATACCAAATCCATATAATTGTTTCCAATAAATTTTTGGAGGTATTAATAATTCTAAAAATTTTCTCCATTCAATTAGTTCAATTTTTCCTATATATACATTATTACCGTTATTCTCATGTAGAAATGTCATTAGATTTCTTGTAAAATATTTATAATTGATATTTGGCAATAATCCAGAATCTATTACCATATTTGTAAGATTTACAATAAAACATCCATTTATATTTTCTAAGCTATTACAATGCTTTATTAGTAAAACTTTTAAATATTCCCAACGAATAGCACATAATCTTGAAATAATAAAACAATTTTCACCAACTATTAACAATATAAAATTTTTGTTTATTACTGGTAAAATTAATTTCATATTTTCATTTACAAAAATGGTTGTTTCAATTCCATTCATTAGATTAAAAACATGTATGTTGTATTTGTTAATAAATTTTTTTAGTTTTTCTAAAATTCTCATTTTAATAAATATATTTTATAGTATAATTTTTCGTTTAAACAAAATATAAATAAAAATTATAGGATGCCACACGAACATGTACTTGAAGATTCTAAATCTTCATTACGTTTTTGGGAATGGGGGTATAATTTTCACCAAGACCAAATCGATTTTTTTTCTTTACTTATACAACAAACCACCACTGGACTTAATCCTAAAGTTTTTAAAGGATATAGGATTGCCCAATCATTAACTACTGAATTAATGCCTCCTTGGACAGAACCTGAAAGTATAGCAGAAATACATGGTGTTCTTATTGATCCAAGAATTTCTTCCAGTCAAGATGCTCTTCATGATCAAATCAATTATTTTAAACAAAATTTATCACAACAATTTAGAGCCTATTACATAGCTTTTGATTATAAAGCAGACTTTTTCGAGGCAATACCCAGTGTAGAAGCACCAGAGCCTCAGCCCGAACCTGAACCCGAACCTGCTCCACAACCCGAACCTGAACCATCTCCAGAACCTGAATCCGAACCTGCTCCTGAACCGGAACCTGCTCCTGAACCAGAACCTGCTCCGGAACCACAACCGGAACCTGCTCCACAACCTGAACCTGAACCGGCTCCTGAACCACAACCGGAACCTGCTCCTGAACCTGAACCTGAACCGGCTCCTGAACCACAACCGGAACCAGCTCCTGAACCGGAACCTGCTCCTGAACCACAACCCGAACCAGCTCCTGAACCACAACCCGAACCGGCTCCTGAACCACAACCCGAACCGGCTCCTGAACCACAACCCGAACCGGCTCCTGAACCACAACCTGAGCCAGAACCAGAACCTGAGCCAGAACCAGAACCAGAACCAGAGCCAGAACCAGAGCCAGAACCAGAGCCGGAACATGTTCCTGTTTGGATACATACAGCAACCATTGATAGACCAAGTGATACAGCTAGTCATAGCTTTGCGCATAAAACATCATTAAATGAAGACGGTTCTATAGTTGCTATATCTGATATATATTATAATACTACTAACAGACCTTTTAGATATTTTTTAGTGAAATCATTAAATATACATCCATTAAATTTACGCGAAGTACAAGTATGGGTAGATATAAGCGGGAATAGTGTAAATGTAGCATCAGTATCAAATGGTGCATCTCCAGCAGAATTTAGAGGAGGAGTTTCTGGGGTTGATGAATATATCAGTCAAGATGGGTCGGATGGGCCGACATACACAAGTGGCGGAATCACCTATTGGGCACATTATGTAAATAATAATAGTTTGACAACTCTTAATTCATATTTTGGTTGTCATAGTGAAGGACCATGGGATGTACCTTATGTTGGTTTATTTATAGATTTGAAAAATACTTATAATTTTTCTGATTTACAGGCTATTGTTGTTTATAATAGAGATACGGGAATTGATGAAAATGGAAATTCCTATGGTGAATCTTCAGGTGATCGCATTGAAGGATTTAAACCACAATTATTAGATGAGAATCTAAGAGTTGTTTATGATGGTTCCCCATTTGTAGGTAGTAATCATAGTCACCGCATAAATGGTCCTATATGGAATGATGTGCCTGCTGAATTTAAAACAAACCACAAAACTGAATTTTTTGCTACAAAAATAATTGATAAAACCAGTTATGATTATAATTCAATTTTTTCATATGATGCAACTGGAACTACTTTTATAAATAATACGAGTTCGCACACACAGTTGGTTCCCAGAACAGATTCGAATGCGATTGATTTGAGTTCTACATATGATATTTCCGGATTAACGGGAACAGCACCTCGTACAATTATAGCCACTTTCAATATAACTGCTCCCGAACCCGAAGTGGATCTCGACCATGTAATAGTTGGTTACGGAACAGGCGTCAATCATGGTGACAGATTTGCCTTGAGAGTATCTAGCCAAAGATCTGGCACTAGTGCGGCTACTGGTGTGTATGCTCTTGGTTTATGGGCTGGCGGCGCGCCCGATTTTTGGCTCGACTACACTATAGGTACTGCATCCGCGGGAGTAGAAACTACTGCTGCGGTTAGTTGGGATGGTACAAATATTTACTTATTCTTGAAGAATTCAAGTACTGGACAGTGGGTAATGGATAGCAAGGATGCGACAGGAATAAATACAGGAGGTACCTATGGACTTATGATAGGTGCGATGAAGAAATCAGAAACGCATGTTGAACAACCTTTCAATGGAACAATTGGTCAAGTAACAATATATGATTTTGCGGTTACAACTACAGATAATATTGAGAGACTGTTATGGGGTAAAACAGCTGTTTATGAAAATATCGGATACCCCTTGGCTATTATGGGAGGTGCTGTAATGATTTATAAAAGAAGCCCAGGAAGATATCATCAATTAGGAAACATAATTTATGCCAATACCACTGGTGAAAATATTCAGTTTGGAAATTCGATGCAATTGTCAAAAGATGGTAATAGAATAGCTGTATTTGCAACTACAGAGGATGTTGATAACCCTCCCGATTCAATTAACGATGGTAGTGCAAGAGTTTTTGAATTTGATGCGAGTCAGAATATTTGGATTCAACTTGGTAACACAATTAGAGGTATAGGATTAACAGACCAGTCTGGTAATCAGACCGGGGTCGCCCATGTGAGGGCTGGTATAAATGCGAATGGTTCGATTATAGCAGTTGGAGAAAGAGAGGCTCCATCCGAACTTGGAGGACCAGGAATAGTTCGCATATTTGAGTATAATGGCTCAGATTGGGTTCAAAAGGGAAACACAATTGAAGGAGAAGCTAGTTTAAATAGCGGATTTGGACAGCAAGTAAATATGAGTGATGATGGACTAAGGATTCGAGTTGGTGCCTATCGAAATACTATAGATGATGGTACTGGAACATATATACAAGTTGGAAAAATATACACTTACGAATATGATTCTGGTTCAAATGTATGGAATCTATATGGACAACCAATAACTGGCGATCACGTGCGTAATTTGGGAGTCGATGAAACAAATGGATTTAGTTCAGATGGATACACACTTTCTCATGGAGTAGATGCCAATGCTTCTGGTGTAAATTATAGCGCAAGAGTCTACAAATATAATAGCAGTGAATGGGAAATAAGTCACGAAATACCATATTATGGATTAACTGGAGGAACAACAACAAGTTTAACTGGGAATGGAAAATATCTTCTTGTATTTTACAGTGACTATGAGGATGGAATAGTGAAAACTTTTAAACTTCTTGATAATAGTCAATTTTTACTTCATCAAACAGACACTATTACATTAGATGACTATGATAGTCACCCCCCCCATAAAAACTTAGATTTTAGTTCAGATGGTTCAACAATAATAATTAATTACCGTGATCAAATAACAACTAATATGGTTAATGGACAACAACAAACCGGAAAAGGAATGGCGATAATATATGGGGCAGGAGATAAACACGAGCTGGAGCCAGAGCCAGAGCCGGAAGTTGATGTTACAATTGGGCAAAATCAATTTGCAGAACCAGATTATATTTCTAATCTTGTTTGGACACAAGTCCGAAATTTACCAAATACAAACAATAACTGGTTTAATACAAATGATTATATTCTTGGATACGAAGATTCATATGGAGTGGCATATAATGATAACGAAGAATGGAATATCAAATTTGACCATCTTTTAACGGATAATTCATTAATGCGAATAATGACAGGTAATGGTAAATATGGTATTGAATTTACAAAACAATGGTGGGATGATTTTTTAATGAAACAATCATCTGATTTTATTCAGATTGATGGCGTTCCATTAGTTATTTGGGACGGTGGTTCATATCTTGATCATAGTCTTACTTGGAAAAAGGATGAATTTACATCCTCTTTTATCATTAAGCTATCCCCATTCAATAGTGAAGGTAATATGATTGGACCAGACAATTTATCAAGCGATGGTATTAACAGTGTTCTTTATATGGAAAATAATGAATCAAATGATGAATATTCGAGTTTTAAAAATCAAAACGAAGGTATACATATTTATATTCAAACAAATGAAGATTTCTTACCTGCGAATACTCCAACAATAAATGAAAATGATTGGTATGATGATACTATTAATGTAAAACTATTTGGAGACAATACTGGAGCAGGAAATAGTGGATTTAACAGAGTAGCAATTGAATCTCTTTCAATTATTGAAGAACATAGTAATAGAACTCTTGCTTCAATGCTTTCTAACGAAGACCAATATGAATATCCCGATTCTCCTTTTGATTGGCATTTTACATTGAAAAGTTTCAATGATATTAAATTAAAGTGGCAATTAGGTAGTTATGAGGATGATGATGGTGTAGTACATGGCGGCGGTGATGGTGATGTTCCCAATGTAAATTATTATATTATTGACGATAGTGATGGAATAGAAATGTATTCATCAAAAGCGATTAATCTTCATCCCAGAAATCTTGGTTTACTTCCAGATAAATATTATTATATGGAAATGAAAATACCTTATAATTTATGGAACACAACAGTATATTCACCTTTTCTGGATAACAATCGTGAACCTAAGAATAGAATCATGAATGTTAACAAAGAAAATAAGTTTTCAAGTAACGCAGGAGTTTTAATTACTGAACCAACAGTAGATTTGACATCAAATTCACAAGATGGATATTCAGTCGAAGCTTCATCCGTTAAAACTCGAACGGTGGACGCGGTTAACCCCGCAGGACTCGACGATGCCTTCCATGCATTTGATGGAATAATTGCGACAAGCTCGGATGGTCCCTATTGGGGGACAGATACTGAATATAGTCAAGACACTGGATTTGGAGCAGTTTATGAGAATTCCCGCAATTTAGGTAATGATACGACTGGGGGTACTACAATAGATGGAGAATATTTAATACTTAATTTACCAATTGCTAGGAGATTTAGTGGTCTCAAACTATATAATAGATATTGGAACTATCGCTCTCCGGAAGATTGGAGAATTTATGGTCGTAAAACAACCACAAGTCCTTGGGAACTTATTATGATACAAACTGGGATTGACAATCCAACCACAAATGGTCTTTCTTTTTATCTAGAAACCCCCACAATTGATTCATATAAATCTTTTGCGATGGCTGTTTCTAAAGTTTCCCCTTATACCGGAGATGGTTTGGCGTGCCAAATTTCTCAATTAGAATACTTTTGTTTGGAAGCTGACCATAAAATAACTATTGGGAATAATTGTATTTATGACTCAAAGAATCAATGGTGGAACTTGAATAATGATGTTATTCATGTTACAAATCATATTAGTTCTGATGACACCGAAATGACTATATCTTGGATAGATTATAATGAGACCAGAACAAGTGTATGGAAAGGTTTTATACAAATCGGAAGAGGACTCAATCAATGTATACAAATACATAATTCTTCTAATTCAGCACATGGAGGTAAAGTTCTTATTCATAATAGTGGGGATTGGGTAGACATATTTGAGGGCGGTATTGTCACCACCTGGTATAATATATCACATATATTTGGATATTTACCGAATGGTGATTCAGTCAGTACTGCTCCTCAAAACGAAGGACCAGAGTTTCTTTATTTTCCAGACGGAGAAGTTCATTTTGTAATGACTTTTAAAACAGAAGATGATGGTTATTACCTAATAAAGGTATATATTCAGGGTACATTACAATGGTATGGTAGAATTCTACCGGATACTGGGACTATGTCCTATAATTTTGAAAATATATGGGTTGGTAGATCAGATTACAGTACTACGCACAATGATTATAATGGATATCCTTATGCACCCAGTACTTCCTCTATATATGATGTTAAAGTTCTAAGAAAGGCTTTGACAGAAATTGAAATTGACAAAATGTATACTAATATTGATATTATAACAAATAGCAAAATATTTTATAAATTGAATGGAGCTGTAACTGTTAATAAAATACTGCCTGATTCTTTTGGTGATATTGGCGGTTCGTGGATAGCAAGTAATACGGAGAGATTCCCTGTAGAATTTTATGCCTACGATGTGCAAACGGACAGTTATATTGTGGGTATAGTTCACTATACTGTAGATGGTCGTCTTAAAATGTGTCGAATTAATAGCGATGGTACAAATGATGGAGGTGCTAAATATTATTTTGGAGGAGCTACAATATCTAACCCAAATCCTGTTCCTATTTCTCAAGAAGATATTATTAGCAAATACAATGCAGGAACACTAGCAGACAATGGTAGTGGATATAATTTCAATATGGGTAGTGGTTTTGTGATAAATGATTCGATAGCAAGCTCAGCCAATTTTAGTTTGTCAAATTCAGACTATTTATTTAAAACAAATACACCAATTCCAAATGATTCATTATATTCATTGGGAAAAGCAGATAATGATGGTTCTATTGAGTTTAAAATAACATCTACATCAGAATGTATTATTGGAATATCTGCCCAAAATATTTCATCATCACATTCTGTTCAAGATATAATCAATGATAGTAATTATGAAACATTTGGATTTTATTCAGGAATAAGAGAACAGACTCTTGTAACAAATGTAATTTCTGATTATAATTTGAACAATAAATACGACATTAGTAACAATATCAAAACAAATCACAAATTTCCGTATACTTGTAAAATATCTTGGGAACATAATGGTGGAATTCCTAAATTTGATACTCCTCCAAGCAATATAGGCACATTGAGCGGTAGTCAGTCTCCAAATAATCCATCTATTAGTTACATTGGTTATGATAGTTTGGATGGTAAATATGTAGCTGGTTTTGAAGACACTATTGCTGGAGATTTAAAAATGGTTAAAATTGATTCTTCTGGAAATACTATTAGTGGAACGGGTAGAATATCATCATCCGATGATTCAAGTAGTAATATTATTAACCAAACTGATTTAATATCAATTTATAATTCAGCAACAGCAATAACTAATTCTGATGGATATAATTTTAATAAGTCAGACAATGATTTCACAGATTATGTTAATGACATACCCATTGTAAGACTTCATATTGATGGAGAAGAAAAGGCATCAATGATACCTAATAATAATACTGGTGATTGGTATTTATTTGGTCATGTTAATAGTCTTACAAGTCATCCTTATTCTTCTGGACCAGCATTTTATATTAATGCGAATGAAAAGGAGTATAGAAAACAATTAGTTAGCGATGGTCACAATGCTACAGATATGATAACAGAAGCATTTGATTTTAGTGTTCCAATCGCTAAAGAAAATACAATGCGAGGAATATTAGAAACAAATGCGAAAGTTATTTGTAAAAATTATAAAAATGGTCATGGGAATGATCCCTATATTTACTATATAAAAACAACAGATGATAATACAACTTATTTCCGCTTGGATGAGAGTGTTAATGGTTCTGGGACGGGAAAGTATAAGATAAACACCAAAATGCCTAATGCAGGTCTACATGCGGGCAGCCACAACACGCAGAAAGATTTGATAAAAGTCAATTATGCTGGTGGTATAGCAAACACTAATATAACAACCCTTGAATTTACATGGCAAATTACAAATGATGGTTATTATACATGGTCAACTAGAATGTATCATCCAAGTGATGATCCATCATTAACAAACCCAGTGTTAGATGATTATGCCGCTAAAAAAGCTACATGGCCAACAGGTACAAACTGGACAAACCTTTCTGTGCCATTACCGGGAAATGGTTGGGATAAACAATTGTGGTTTGATTTAAATCCACTATTTGGTTTGACAGAAAACGGAGACTCTATGCATATAAATTCATACATATCCTATGTAACCGTTTCTGAATTTCCATCATTTAATTGGCCTTACAGTGATGGTACTAATACATATGGTGGATATGAATTATCTGCTTCTGTCGACCGTGGCACTTTATACAGGATGTATCAGGCAAACTACAGTGTTTTTTATACTTTCAGTGGTGATTATGTGAACGGAACTGGGTTATATAATGGTACTTCACAACTATCAGCTAATTCTGATAGCAATGGTAATAACATACCATTAGGTGATTGGCATAAGATATACATGCCAAATTCTATAATATTAAGAACTGTAAATATTGTTAGGAGAAACAGTAGCGCGTATCAAGGGGCTCCTCGCAAGTTTTCTATTTATGGGAGTAATAATAACTCTTTCTGGACATTATTAGCAAGTTTTGATAATGAATCGCCAGATCCGATTGATGGTACAAATTATGCAATAGATTCAACACTTGGATTTCATTATTTTGCAATTGTGGTTGAAGAGACCACTGGTTATAATGTTCTTAATATTGCAGCTCTATCGTGGTTGGGAACCGTTTCTGAATTTCCATCATTTAATTGGCCTTACAGTGATGGTACTAATACATATGGTGGATATGAATTATCTGCTTCTGTCGACCGTGGCACTTTATACAGGATGTATCAGGCAAACTACAGTGTTTTTTATACTTTCAGTGGTGATTATGTGAACGGAACTGGGTTATATAATGGTACTTCACAACTATCAGCTAATTCTGATAGCAATGGTAATAACATACCATTAGGTGATTGGCATAAGATATACATGCCAAATTCTATAATATTAAGAACTGTAAATATTGTTAGGAGAAACAGTAGCGCGTATCAAGGGGCTCCTCGCAAGTTTTCTATTTATGGGAGTAATAATAACTCTTTCTGGACATTATTAGCAAGTTTTGATAATGAATCGCCAGATCCGATTGATGGTACAAATTATGCAATAGATTCAACACTTGGATTTCATTATTTTGCAATTGTGGTTGAAGAGACCACTGGTTATAATGTTCTTAATATTGCAGCTCTATCGTGGTTGGGTATACCAGCTAAACCGGAATTGAAATTTAGTTATGATGCAACGGGAAATACTTTCAATGCATTGCAAAATGATCCGATTGATTTAACTGATCAATTTGATTTAACTGCTGCGGGAATATTGGGTAATGCGGATAGAACAATTTTTGCTACTATAAAAACAACCTGGACTAATTCTGATAATACGCAATTTATATGTGGTTATGGACTGTGGGGGACAAGTCATAATTGTTTTGGTATTCAGATAAGAAACGGAGCCTTCGGCGGCGGCGACGTCGGCGTTACTGACAAATATACTTTGGGATTACTTGGGTATTCTAATGATTTCTATTCCAATTTTCAAATAACTGCGAATGTGGAGACGACAATTGCTGTTAGTTATAATTCAGAGAATAGAACCGTATATTTCTTTAAAAAAGAGGAAAATTCGCCAACATGGACAATGGAAGTTCAATCGGCGAATGCTGAATCGACAACAGATACTTTGAATACAACTCTGGGGGAAGGTTTTATGATTGGTGGATTTCCTTCATCAGGTGCTCCGGTACACCCTTTCTATGGAACAATTGGAGAAGTAAAAGTATTCAAAGGTGCAATTACAAATACTAATGATATTCAGAGTGGATTAGATGTATCCATAGAATATGGTATGAATCAAACATTATATCATAGCATAGACAGGGTGAATGATAGGCATTCTTCTTATATTTCTAAATTATTACCAACAATTAAAAGAAATAGTGTTATTAAATATAATAATTACACAAAATTATTAGATTATGATACTACAATTAACTATTCAATTCAGCAGACTTATACTCTAATGTCTCATTTTAGTATTGATGCAAGCATATATATAGATGACGATTTATCGAATGGATTTACTGGAATAATTTACCAAGTTCAAACTGCTACAAGACAAATAGTATTATATAGAAATACGACAATATCGACTTCGAGTGATTTTGGTCAGAGAAGCGGCAATGACATTCACCAGTATGCAGTAGATACCGATGGTAATGTAATTTTAATGGAAATTGACAGTGACCCTGGTT